TCAGTCCCCGCTGTATTCGCAACCACTGGTGCACGTCTCGTGGATACGCACCTTGGACAGTTCTGGCAGCAACGGTTTGACCTGATCCCAGATCCATTTGGCGATGACTTCGCTGGTGGGGTTTTCCAGGCCAGGGATGTCGTTCAGGTAGTTATGGTCGAGCTGCTCGTAGATGGGTTTGAACACCGCCTTAATTTCGGCGAAATCGCGAATCCAGCCGGTATGCGGATCAAGTGGACCCGTCAAATGAAGGCCGACCTTGAACGAATGCCCATGTAGACGCCCGCATTTATGGCCTTCGGGCACATGGGGAAGGCGGTGGGCGGATTCGAACGTAAATTCTTTGAAGATTTCCACTGGTGAACCTGTAAAGCTGGTGGGAAAAGGGCTTGAGCGTGATCTGGCTTTCCAGTGTACTGCTCAATGTACTGATTGGTCGTTGCTGGGGGTTAGAGAGGTCATCCACTGAGTGATGTCCGACTGTCGCCAGGCGACCGAATTGGGTCCTATCTTAACCTGTTTCGGGAACGTCCCTTCACGGATTCTTCGATATACGGTGTTCCGACCCATGCCCGTGACGTGCAGCACCTCGTCCAGGCGGAGCAAGCGATCAATGTTTTCAGAGTGTCGCATTGGGTGTCTCCTTTATATAGACGGGTCACGCCAGAAAGTGGTGTCCGACCTTCGCCGCCCGGGCGGCTTCCTCGGTGCGGAACATGAGCTTTGTATCGCTGATGCGGCCTTCGCCGTCGTATTCGACGTCGACCCACCAGTGGCCGAACATGCGGTACGGCTCGCCGAGGATCTTCGTGACGTAGCAGTCGATCAGGTTCATGGATGGTCTCCACGCCGCCGGTGGCGGCAGGTTGGTGGTCAGGCCGTAGCCTTGGCGATGGTCTGCTCGAAGCGCGCGGCTAGATTGGCATTGACCTCGGCCTTGGCCAGGCTCTCGGCGGTACCTTTGGCGCGGTGCAGGACTTCGTACTGGCGCAGCTGGGCGGCGGCGCTCACCAGGTCCGCCAGCAAAGCTGGAGCTGCAGCGATCAGCTTGGCGTTGGCCTTGGTCTGTTCGCCGTTAAACCATTCGCCCGAGTCGCTATCGGCATCCTCATCGATGACCATCACGTTGCAGATTGCGATCTGCTCATGGCGATCAACTGGCGAGACGTAGATCGGGGTTTTGTCGCTGGACTCAACGAACCAGGGGCCTGGCGTGTGTTTCGTCATGGCAATAGCTCTCCATGCCCGCGCATGTCGGCGGGCTTGAGTTGTAGGGTCAGGGGTTCGGTTACAGCAGGTGTGCGCCGGCTTCGAGCAGCCCGTCGCGATCCTCGCGGAGGTTGTCGCGCTCCTTTGCCAGCCGCTGGATCTCGCGGTGCAGGTACTGGGCGATGGTCTCGCCGCCGCGCAGGTCGCTGGGCTTGACGCCTTTCAGAATGGCCTCAAGCTCGTTCACGCTGAGTTGCTCGATCATGGCATCAGCTCCTTGGGCACCTGGACGGTATCGCCAAGCTTGGCGGCGACATAAGCGCGGGTTGCGGCGATCAGGGCGCTCTCACCAGCCCGGCAAAACTCGCCTTTATCGGTAATCACCCAGCCGGCCCAAACGTCGTCAGTACTCTGCGGGCAGTGCAGGCTGACCATGCGGTTCGCGATCAGCGGCCCGCCCAGCACCCACGCTTCCCAGGGGTTATACCGCTCGCAGCGCTCGGTCGCCTCACCCCGGTAGATGGCGAACACGCGCCACCCGTTGCCGTACTGGGGCGGCTCAAGGTGTAGAGCCAGGCCCTCGGCCATACCCACCGCCCAGCCAAGGGCCTCGCCGGCAAGGTCTGCTGTCTTCACTTCGATCAGGTCGGTCATCGCTGCACCGCCTGCCAGAACGGCCCCTTGTTGGTTACCAGACCTTTTCGTTTCAGGCGCTGGCATGCCTTGCTGATCTCTTCCCGAGATTCGCGAATTGCGCCACGCATGGCGTGGGCGGTTGATCCCTCAATGCCGATCAGGTGCCCAAGAACTCGCTCATCTGTCCCGCCGTCGAGCATACCCTGGCCATACTTGGCGGCCACTGTTGCAACTGCCAAGCGCAGCGCCTTCATCCGGGCGCCGGGCTCGTCGGCATGCGCCACCTCGCTTTGCTTGAAGCCGACATACGGTACATGGGCTGCGGCCCGAGCGAGGTGGTGCAAGCAGCAGATGTCCATCCTCAGCTTTGCGATGATGACCATGGTCTGCCGGTCATCCTGCATCGGCAGCCACACCTCGCGCCCGGTCTCTGGATCGTCGTAGTAGAAGGTGTCGCTGCCGTGCCGATACTCGAGCTCGAAGCCCATGGCCTTGGCCGACAGCTTGATGATGTCGTCTTCTGTCACAGTTCATACCTCTCATCAATCCAGCGCCCAGGCGCCAGAGCGGGTGTAGGTTCGGATTGGGTTTCGTGCGGGGAGAACTGGCGCTCGTTGCCGGCCTGCAGCTGGTTGTCGGGGATGCAGCTGATGCCGCCTCGGTTACCGGCCTGGTAAAGCCAGCAAGTCGCGCCGTGCTCATCGTCATGGAAGACATGAACCCCGTACGGCAAAGGTGCTGCGCTGGCGCCGGTGGCCAGCAGCAGGAGGCAGAGGGCGAGGCGGGTCATTTTCGCAGGTCCTCGTCCGGGTCAAAGCCGTATCGCCGGCACAGCGCGTGGGCTACGCCAGAGCCGCAGCAGAAGGCGTCCTTCATCAGCACCCACCGCGGTTGCTTCATCCTGGTGGTGCCTCTCACCATGCGAACCGCGGTGCGGAGCAGGTCGTCTTCGGTGAACTCGCAGCCGGAGAGGGTGATGGTGCGGCTTTTCCCGTGCAGATGCTCTAAAGCTGCGCGGAACTGCTCGATGTACTCTTCCTGAGTGGCTCCCCAGCGGTTGACCAGGCATTCATCATCAACCGGGAAGCCTTCATCTTCAGGCTCGTCTGAAGGGATGCCAGGCACCATAAGGAACTCACTCTCCACCGCCTGAAGAAGGTCGGAGAATCGCTTTGTGTTCCTGACGTTGACCTCAAGAACGCTGACCGGATGCGAGTGATGCAGGCCGAATACGTCGTAGATTCGCGCCAAGTCGGGATGCAGCTGGTTTTCTTCAGGCATGACGATTCCTTGGCCGCCATATCGCGGCAGTGAATAGAGGGGAGAGGGGTTACAGCGGGTTGGAGTACAGATGTACTCCTGTCAGGGTTTAGTGGCTACCGGCTCGGTCTTTCCGCCGCAGACATCGCATGGGCGGTCAGTTGGTTGCTCCAGCTGGCATAACTGGCAGGCCCAGGCCAGCGCGCTCGGCTCTGCGCTGGCGGATAGGGATTCGACTTTCTGCATCAGCTTGGCAAATCGCTCCTTGCCATCATGGCTGTTCCAGGCATCGTCAAGATCACGCAGCAGCGCCTGCGCCTCGGCCAGCTGGGCGCGCAAGTCGTCAATGAACTTGAAGTCGTTGGCCACCTGAGCATCGAACTCGGTGTTGGCCTTGCGCAATTCGTCGCGCTCGTTGGCACACGCTACCAGTGCTTGGTCCATCCGCCCGCGTTGGATGCGGAGCCGCTCAACCTCGCCAGGATCGGCGTGGGTGTAGAGCGGAACCCTGTAGGAGCTGGTGTCTAATCCCTGCTGGTCGCTCATGGCTTTCGCTGGCACCGGCGCGGGTGACCGTGAAAAGAGGGCGCGCAGTTCCTGCAGTTTCCGAGCGCCAAAATTCGCTCCTGTTGAGGTTTCCCACCAGCCCTCTGGGTCTGCGCTCTCAATCGCGTCAATTCCTCGGAGAATGTACTCAACCATCTCAATTTTCGGACTATTCATACTGACACCGTCGGTCACATTCCAATGGATGGCTTGGGCTTCGAGTTGGTGCGGGCTTGCCAGCTTGCGGCGGTAATGAGGGCTTCCATGCCGGCCCGATTGCCATTCATATGCCCGATAGCCTGACCCTTTTTTTAGAAGTCCCATTCGTTATAGGCCATTATCATGCCCGCTCGTCGATCTCAACCGGCGCGCTCGGCTCTGCGCTGGCGCAATCTGGACAGACCTTGTCTGCGGGGCCGCATACGGTGGCGATGCGCAGCAGGCCGCGACCATGGCACCTGCCGCATTTCGGCTCTGCGCTGGCGGACAGTGCGTTGCGCGCGACAGTGCCATCCTCGATGAAGTCCGGCTCCTCGCCGCACCACAGGATGTTCAGTGGCTCGCCGCTCACGGTGTCCCAATTGCCGCTCTCGAAGTGGAAGTGCTCGCGGTCGGCGTAGAACCTCAGCGCGGCGCGCAGCCGCTCAACCTGGGCACGCAGATCGCAGATTTTCTTCCAGTGCTTGGATATGCCCTCTCGGTACCACTCAATTGAGTCTTGGAAATTGGGTTCGCCCATGAAGGTAGCGCCATCCAGGCATACCGGCTCGCCAAGCTGCCGCTCGGCTGGCGTGATGCAGGTCATCGGCCCCAGCCCAACAATCGGCAACCCAGTCGCCGCCGCATCCCGCTCTGCTTCTTCTTTGGTCCACCAGAAGGCAGTACCAACCATCCAGGCTATAGGGTCGGGGTGGGGCTGCTGGGCTGGAAGTAGGTCGGACAGGGCGATGTCGGGCGCTTTGCATTGGGCGGCATCTATGGCAGCCATCGCCAAGTCGCAGTCGCGCATGCCTGGCACGCCCTTCAGGCGAGTGATGCACGCTGTGGCTGCCTCGACCTGCTGCTCTGTCCAGACATTGCGCTCAACCAGCATGAACCCTTCGGGCACGCTGACCATCTCTGTGTTGCTTGATCGGTTTTCTGTGGGCATGGGGATACCTCAATCTATTGCGTGCTGATGTAATGCCGCTTTACTGGGGAAACTCATTTGGGGGCGGCTTTGCGAACGACGTGGCTAGAAAGGATTTCGGTAGGGCTCTCATCAGGGATTCTGGTTGCCGGAGTCTGGGCTGGATTCGCCCATGACGTCTTGTGGCTAAATCGCTGCGGATCACTGATCATTGTCATTGGTGTTGCAGTTGCAGCCTTCAAGTTGAACGACATCCTTCAGCAACAAATCGAGCGGTTCAGAGAAAAGCATGAGCCTGAGCAGCTGAAGCAGCTCGAGGACGCATGGGAGAAATTCTGGGGCGGCCCTCTAGATCCTTCATTCAAAGCGAAGATTCTTGAAGAGGTTAGGTCTAAGACCGAAGAGGTGTTTGGAGCCTACATAAAGCGTAGAGTCGAGCGTGTTCGAAATGTTGAGATCAGTCTTCTGATACTCGGAACCTTGGTAAATGGGTTCGGCGATTGGCTCATTGGATTGATCAATCCGCTAATCGCATAGCCCATAGGCTGAAGAGCATTTCTGTTTGCTGTCGGTGCGCGCTATCAGATCGATCATGTCGAACTGGCGGCCGCCGCGACTTGTGTTGGCCCAATCAACCATTCGATCGATGCCATGCGTTTTGGCGCTGACCTTGTCGTCTGATCTGACGGTGGGGTCGGTGACAGTAGCGAAGAACGTGGCTGCCCCGAGCTTACTGGCGATGCTCACCAGTCGTTCCCACTCGCGCACCCTTGCCACTTCCTCCGGCCACCTGGTGGCGATCTCGCGTAACTCGTCCTTCGCGCACATGATGCAGGGCATGCAGCCGACCCGGTTGCAGCCCTGCAGGTAGAGTGGGTTGGGCTTGATGCCTGCGGCCCGGTGCGCTTCGAAGACCGCCTCGACCGGCCACTTGAGTATTGGGCGGTAATTGAACAGGCCGCCGCCGACCTCGTCGCACTCTGACAGGTAGCGGCGATTCAGAGACTCATCGGCCCGGACGCCTTGCCAAGAGAGAACCAGGTTCTCCCCAGTCATAAGCGGCATGAAAACGTCCTCAATGATCGGGTTGCGCTTCAGCTCGTCCGTGCAGAATCGGGCCTTGGTGCTGGGGAACCGGCCTTTCCAGAGGCACATATCGAGGAACGGGTTGCCCGTGGGGTGCAGCACCTCCAGCGCGCCGAGTACCACCGCCTCGGGGACTCCCTTCTCACGCCATTTTGTTTCGATGAACTTGCGCTTGCCAGCGATCTGCCTAGTGAAGTCGGCCCTGACCCAGCGGATCGGTACGCCCGTGGCTTCGGCCAGGTAGTGCACATAATCGTAGGTGGCCGGGTGCTCGTGTCCCGTGTCTGCAAAGACGGCGCTGAGGTTCGGCACCTCCAGTTCGCGCGCGACCAGAAGCGTGGCCGTGCTGTCTTTACCGCCGCTCATGCTGACGATGTTGTATTCGGCCATCGTGTGGTCCTTGCGTGCAGGCGCCGCCCTCGCCGGGGTGGCGGATTGGAATGTTGTGGCTATTTGCTATCGATGGGCGTATTGATGCTGCTCACCCCAAGCCGGGGCTCTAGAGAAAAATCACATGAGTACCGAGCCGACCAACCAAGAAGTCGCTGCAGTCGTGGGCATTGATGAGCATCAGGTTGATAGATACCGAACAGACTCCATGCAGCTTGGGGATGGCTCTTGGCTTGTGTCCTTCTCCTACGTTATGCCCCGGGAGCTTCGTCACAGCTTTACGGGTAGCTTCACCGTCGTCATCGCGAAACAAACCTGTCCTCATGATTTTCGCAGAGAGGAATAGCTGCATTCGTGTCTCAACACATCCCTCGCCAGCGAGCCGTTATCGTTGAATTTGGGAGGCGCTGACAGGGATCGCGCAATGCGACAAATCACTACGTGATGGCGAATAGCCATTTTTCGTCTATAACGATTACCGACTGCCGATGCAAACCGCGCCGGCGAACTGATAACAGGGAAGTCGGAAATGCGTTTTATAGGAGCTTTCGCGCTTAGCCTCATGTTCGCCGCTTTCGCGGCTGAAGCAAGACAAGTCAAGTTGAGTGATGATCAGATTGCTAAACGGATCATTGCGGAGTCCATAGCCTCCTATCCTGGCCCGTGCGCCTGCCCCTTCAATACGGCGAGAAATGGGAGCTCTTGCGGTCGACGCAGCGCCTATAGCAAACCTGGCGGGTATTCGCCTATTTGCTATCGAGATGATGTAACGGATGATGACATCGCCGAGTATAAGCTGCGGATGTCCAGAGATTGAGTCTCCTCATCGGCAGGGAGGCGTTCATCGTTTGAGAGGGAAGGGCTGGCTACTGGCTCACCGCCATGTTTTGCGGAGGGTGGCGATGTTTGATATAACGCCGGGCCATTTCTCAGGAAGGAACCTCATGAAACGCACAATCATCGGCGCAATCCTTGTCGCCGTCACTGCGCTGTCGCTGAGCGGATGCTTTGAGTCAGAAGACGAGCAGAAAGCTAAGGCGCAGCAGGAATCCAGTGACAAGCTCTGGGACATCCCTAAGCCAGATCGGAGCAAGGACAAGGGCTTCACGCCCTGATTTTTCTGCTGCCATCGACGCCGCCGATATAGGGCGGCGTTTTCGTTTAAGAGCTGGCGGGCAGCGCCGGAGTGTCAGGGGCAGTTGTTCGCGCCGCAGTTCTGGCAGTCGTTGAGGAATCGGCCGTCCCAGCTGATGAAGCGTCCGCAGCCGTGGCAATTGAGCGGTCGCTCCCAAGGCTTGCGTTGCTTTCGAGGAACCACCAGTTCAATGCCGGTACCTTGCAGGGCCTCTTTGATATTCACATCCCGCTTGTGTACCAGGCGCCGTGCCTTGGCTTCTAGGTAAGCCAATGGCCAGATCACTGCTTCCTCTGGGGTGTTGCCGATTGCCTCGGCCGCATCAAGGGTGAGGTGATGTGCCTTCTCGAACCGGAAGGTGTGGCCTATTGGCCATCTGGCCAGGGCAATGTCGTTCCCGTTCCAGTGACCTGGGATCTGCAGGACAACGGTGCAACCTGGGGTCAGCTGGTTGCGGGCTTCGTCCAGGCAGATGTACTGGTGGTCGACGCCGAGATGTGCGCGGGCATCAACGTAATCTTTTGGCCAGGGAATGTCTGTTTCCCGGTGGCCACAGGCCTGCTCCTGCGTGAACAGCTCGGCCTTGTCGAGGTTGGTGGTGTAGCCGCCCCCAAGGGCCCAGAACATGAGGCCGTCACCCGTGTTGCTGCGGCTGTCCTGAAGGTAGAACTGGCTCATGGCTTTCTCCTCTTTACGCCTTCATTGGCAGGCAGTCATGCCAGCGATAACCGCCATGACGACGGCGCCGACCTTCGATGCATCGCTGAATTGATCCGCGATGGAATCCATCTTCCAGGGCTTGGCGAATGCTCGGGTAGCAGAGCGATACCGGGCCGCTAGTGCTTTCAGCCACCACTGGGCGCACGCGCTTCAGCAGCACTCGGCATGCATGTATGTTGTTCTCGCCGGATGAGGTCCATTCGAGGTTCTCACGGCAGTTGTTGTCCTTGGCGCCATCAATGTGGTTGACGTGAGCAAGGCCATCAGGGTTTGGCAGGAACGCCTCCGCCACGAGGCGGTGGACATAGACATTGGTCCTTTGGCCCTTGGTGCAGAGCACCAACTTCATGTATCCGCACCGGTCGGCAAACTGCTTCAGCAGACGCTGAGGCACTCGGCCTGCGCCTTGGGCTACCGATTTGACCTGGCCTTGGGAGCTGACCAGGTAGGATGACTCGAAGCCGGGAACCGGCCTCCATTCTGGATGCATGGGTTATCTCCCGCGCATGCGCCGCCCTCCGTGGCCGGATGCGGCATGGTGGCAATTTGGTTTGGGATGGGGTATTACGGGTGACCGGCATGGGGTCAAAAATCAGGATCTAACTTATGGACGAAAAGCCGATTGGACTCTCAGGAAGATGCGGCTTCGCTCTTCTAGCAATAACTGTCGTAGCTTTGCCAGTTGCTGTTTTCACAGGAGGAATAGATTTACCCACTTTCTTGTCGATCGGAGCGTTATGGCTAGTGGTGTCGGCAGCAATGATTTTTGGGCACGATATCACTGAGATCACTCTGTGGAAGGCCTCTATAAAACGTGACGTAACGGCTACAAAGCAGGCCCGAGAGGAAGTCGAGGCGATTCGCGACCAGATTCGGAAAGTGTCAGCCGTGACTGTTGAAAACTCTTACATCATGTCCGGAGAGTTACTCCTCTTGGTAAAGCACTCACTGGGTGACGAGACTCTTGAGATAGCTAAAAATAGCCCTGGTATGAAACGACTTTTCCAGAATATGAACGAAGTCTGGAAGTTCGTCGAGCCAGACCCGGTCAAGGCAGAGCTACGGAGGAAGCAGCTTCGAAGAGATCTCGGGATGATGGATCAATGATCTCGTCCCCCGGATCCTGCTGAAGCATCAGCATGCTCTTCCGGTCGAAGGCCAGGGCCAGGCGTGGCGAGATGCTGATTTCGTGCCGCGGCGGCGTGAGAAACTTCGCCGCGTGCAGCCTTCCAAGGGCATGAATGCCGTGGATCAGCGCTTCGACCATCTGGCTGTAGGTGGCGTCTGCCCAGCCGCATATGGCACGCAGGTGCTGGCCTGTTCGCTTCCTGGTTGACAGCCTCAGTGATTCAGTCCGCGCCACAGTCCGGTGAGCTTCGATTTCGTGGCGCGCGATCCTGAACAGCGCGTGATGCCCGAGCGCTTCGATGTGATGAATCATCAGCGTCATCGCCTCGCCCTGTTCCTCTATCCCGGCCCACTCCATCAGCTCCAGCAGGGCCTGTTTAGTCCCTGGTCGAACCTTCAAGCGCAGGTCTTCTTCCTGCAGGCGTTCGGCCTTGGCGCGGCGTTTCTCGTCACGCTGCTGCTGCGTCAGAGCCATCATCGCCTCCATTGCGCATAAAGCGGGTGCCCGGTGCGTACTCCAGCAGGTCGCACACCCGGTTGATGATCTTGAGCGCTGCGTCGAAAACCTTGGCGTCGTCAGGCTCGCGGGCCAGGCGCTTCATGTTCGGCTGGTGCTCCAGGCAGACCTTGTCGACCAGGCGCCGGGCCAGCCTGCGCAGGTGGTCGGCGCTGTCGTGCATGCGTAGGCTCAGGGCGAAGGCCAGGGCCACATCATCAGGCCGGTACTGGCCGCCGCTGCGGTTGTTGTACAGCTTCTTGACCGGTCGATTCAGCCAGGCCGGCAGGGTTACCACTCCAGAAGGTGCTTTCTGCATGTCTGTGCTCCGATAGGCCGCTTGGCGGCAGGTGGAACTGTTCTTGCCGCCGGCGCTGGCGGACCTGGGCTTTCAGATTGGGCCATCGCATCGCTTGCCCTCAGCCTTGGGGTAATCGACGCCAAACAGGTGGATGACGCGGCAGAATTTTCGATCCGAGATGCCCAGCCTGGCCTTGGCCTGGGACCGGTTCAGGCCCTCGTCGCGCAGCGCTGCGATCTGCTGGGCCAGCGCTTTGTCCTCAGCAGGGTCTGCATAGGCCCTTTGCTTTTCGCCATGGAAACGGCGAGGGTCAGGCTGGAAGGCAAAGCCTCCGTCTTGGGCTGCTCGGTACAGCGTGCTTTGTGCCAGGCCGGTCCGCTCCATGGCCTGGGCATAGGTCATGGTCTTGGCTATTTCGCGAAGTTCAGCCAGCTGCTTCTGGCGCTTCAGCTCCTTGATGCCCAAGGGCTTCGGCTGCACAGCGCGTACCTGCTCAATGTCGCGGTGAGGCCGGTGCGGCACATACTGATAACCGTCAAGCACGATGATGCTGCCTCCAGACGCAAGGAAGGCCGCTTTTGCGGCCTCCAGATCGGTTGATGGGTTCATGCGGCTTTGCTCCTCAGCTGTTTCTCGAAACCGTCGACCAACAGCTTGAATTCCCAAAGGTCCTGCTCAAGCTGTTCGATGTAGTCGTCATCGCGCTTGAACTCACGCCACCAGAGCTGGCGGCCGACCGGCTTGAGCAGAGGGCAGTACATCCCGATGTGCCACCACTTCCGTCCGGTAATCCACATGCAGCCCTGAACCTGGTCGATGACGTCGCTGGCATCGTTGTCGATGTGGAAGACACGTAGCTTTTCAGGAGCCAGGAAGCACTTGTACTCGCTGCCTCCGTCTTCGCCGATGAAGCCGTCCGCGCTAGCGCCGAACGAGCCGTCGTCGGTTTTGACCAGACCGACCTGCGTGACGATCAGGCCAGTCTGGATTTCATGCTCCATCCGGGCTTCGGGCTCCAGCTCGTGGCCGCGGCGCATCTGCCAGGTCTCGAACCCGCCATCGAGCGGAGCTTCACCAATGCGCTCGACCGCCAGCTCGAATGCGTAGGTGAGGGCGGCATTGGACGGTTCGCCGACCTTTTCACCATCCAGGGCCCGCTGCACAACCTCGGCCTTTGGCGCGGCCTTGTAGCCGGCCAGTTCGCGCGCCTTAGCCTCGCTGCGGCCGTCCAATATTGCGTCGACGTAGGTGCGCTGCTGGGTGGTAAGCCCGTTCACCTTGGAGCGGGCGGTGCTGAACATGCTGGCGGTGATGACTCCGGCACGGGCCTGCAGCCACTCTGGCGAGCCCTGGGTGCAATTGACGATGATCATGGGGTCGCCTCCAGTACTGTTTTCCGCTTGGTAACCGCGATTTTCACCGCGTCATATCCGGCTTTGTCGCCGCTGGCCTGCATGACCTTTACGGATGCCTGCCACACATCCTTGAGCTCTTCTGGCGTGGCGGCAGCTTCGACCTGGGCAAGGATGTCGTTCACCGCCTGGGCCCGCATTTCTGCCGTGTCTGAGCCATCCGACGATTGCGCGTCGTCGTCCCTGACGTCACCCGTTGTGATGTTCAGCAAGGCGCACATCACGTAGCGCTTGCCGTAGGTGGTGGACGAACCGACTGCCTGAACATCGTTCCTGCCTTTGCCGATGTCGGCTGGCAGGGTCATGGTTGTCTGCTCGCGGTGGCCGTCGCGGTGCATCAGGATGCCGGTGACTCTGATCGACTTGTCCTGGTTCTCCACCTTGAAGGTGATAGCGAAGCCGTGCCGCTGCATGATCGGCTTGACCACCCTGGTGATGTCGTCGAGCGTTGCATAGGCGTTACCGGTGTGCAGATTCACAGCCGCTTCGAAAACGGTCGGGATCTCGCACTGCATCTGGGCCATGCCTGCGTTGAATGCTGCTTCAGCTGTTTTGGCCTGCATGCGCTCGTGCATGGCCAGAAGGCGCTCCATCTTCTCGATGTCGCAGGTTGGATCGGCGGCCGCACGGCTAATGACCGCCATGATGCTGTTGTCGACGGGGCCGGGCGCAGCCACTGCCTGGCGGCGCTGCTCCGGCACAATAATCGTGCTGCTCATGGTTCGTGCCTCAGTAGGAAATGGCGATGTTGGGGATCTTGCGCTGGGCGATCAGAGTGATGGCCTGCTTGGCGCATTCCTCGGTCATGCCGCCGGCGACGAAGGCCTCTAGGGCGGCGCGGTTTATGCTGGCCCGGTGGTTCTTGTCGCGCTCGCGCGCCTCCTGCTGGCGAACGATCTCGGCAGCAGCTGCATCGGCTCGGCGCCGCTCGTCCTGGCGTGCACGCTCGGCGGCTTCTTCAGCCCGGCGCGCGGCATCCTGACGCTCCTGCGCCGCGCGTTGCTCGGCCGCGGTGCGGTTAGCCTCGGCCTGCTCGATGGCGCGCTGCTGGGCGGCGGCCTGGTCGATCAGCTCCTGCTCGCGGCGGGCTGCAGCATCGCGCTCGGCCTGCTGCTCCTGGGCCATGCGCTGGCGCTCGGCCTCGACAGCGGCCTCTTGTGCTGCCCGGATGCGGTCTTGCTCGGCGCGCTCATCTGCTTCGCGGCGTAGGCGGGCCAGCTCGGCCTGCTCAGTGTCATACTTCTGACGAGCGACCAGCGCGGCCTGCACGGCATTCAGCGAAACCTCTTTGGTCCGAGCAGCCTCAGCCTCGAATTCCTCCCACGCTTCGCCCAGCTGGAACGCGGATAGCTCGGCGATCCGTGCCTGCAGCTGCTCGGTATCAAGGGTGCCCAACTCGGTGGCCAGGTCCTTCATATGGGTGATGGCGTCGTTATGGCGGTCGATCCGCGCATCCTCGGCGGCCTGCCAGTCATCCAGAGGCTTGCGCACCTCCTTCTGCCAGGATTCAAGGATGTCCCAAACGCGCTTGCGTTCAGCATCGATGCGACCCGGTATCTTTTTCTGCTCAGCAGACAGCTCCTTGCCCTTTTCTTCAATTGCAGTCTTGGTTCGGGCAACCAGGTAGGCCATCGATGTGATTGCCTTACGGCCTTTGACCGTTTTCAGGTCAGGCACCACTGCCAGGAACTCGTCAATCTTCACGCGGATCTGCTGCAACCATGGCTCAAGGCCCTTTTCAGTGCTGTACACCGCCAGGGCTGTTTCCTGCGGCGGGGCAACGATCAGTTCTTTTTCTGCGGACATGCGAATCTCCCGCGCCTCCATGCGGTGGGCGCTGACAAGTTGGTTATTGGGTGATAGAGCCAGCCAGGGCGCTGGCCAGCATGAAGGCGGTGCAGGCGAATAGGGCAGAGAAGGAGCCGCGCCAAATGACCAGGCGGCGGGCGCGCTGGTAGCGGGTCACAGCTGCACCTGGTAGCCGACTGTCCATTCACCACACAGGCAAGCTCGACAGTGCCAGGCCTCTGGATTGGCGATGAAGCCATCGGCGGCAGCCTGCATGGCATCGTGCATGGTCGGTCCCTTGAAGACCATCAGCACCTGACCATTTGGCAAGGCCATCGACTCGGGCAGTTCGGCGATCTGCTCGTCGATAAGCGTTGGGAAAACGGGAGTAGTCACGCTGCCTCCTTGCGCCCATCAACGATCTTGTTGAGGCGCCCGCAGTAGTGGTTGAATTCTTCGATGGTGATGCGGCCGTCGGCCAGCATCTCGGTCAACAGCTTGAGAACCATGGTCTGCCACTCGGCAGGGGTGAAGGGATCAGCCATTGCTTCAAGCTCTTGGTCTATCAGCACATGGGGGCTTTTCACTCTGCCTCCTCGGCCTGGGCCAAAACTCCCTGCTCAGCAAAAGGGGCGAGGAGTTCTGCAGCGATCTGGCGCAAGGCTGCGTCAGGCGCATCTACGGAAAGCAGCTTGTGTGCGCTTGCTTGAGCGTCACCACCATTCCGGCGATGGCCGTCCAGCACCAGGTGCCCCAGTGCAGAGTTGCTGCGAGACTGGGCAAGCTGATCCATTGCGAACTCGTCTACGGCCAAAGCGAAGCGTTCGTAGGTTACGCCTTGCTGTGGTCGCATACGGCGCTGGAACACGTAATCTGCTCCGCGCATCAGCTGGTCGATGCCTTCCTCGATCCAGTGACGCTCTGCGCGCTCCTGGGGCGTTTCACTCACCTCAGGAGGTAACTTGTTGTCGTACCGCCATTGTGCTGCTTGAAGTGCGCCCATGGCGTCCTCCTGGGGGTTGTGCGGCCGCATTGGTCGGGCACCAGGCGCAGTGACCAAACTGGGCGTGAAAAGCCAGCCTGGTGCCCGCCAATGCGGTCGAAGTGAAGGGAAGGGGATGCAGAAGCCGGGCGCTACCCCGGCAGCTGGCTTGGCGTGGACCCATCCAGCGGCGCAATTCGTTTACCCTCAGTGCGAGGGAAGGACGTCCACAGGTGCTTCGGTAACCGCGCCCTGAGCTGGGCGCTTCTCTGCATCGGGGTGTGATCTGTCGCGTCCAAGCCAGCCGCCAGGTTTAACGCCGCGTAACCGGTTTTCATCTACCCCCGCGCTGGGACAGCTACTTACTTGGCAGATCACACTCCGATGCAGCCTGCGATGGGGAGCAGGGCATCGGGCCGTCTTTCCGGCTGTCAGGAAATAGGGCGGTCCAGGTCAATAACCTTGGTGCCTGCTTTGGACACATTGAGCTGACTACCGTCAGGGTATGTGTAGAGATCAGACCCATTGTCGAGGCGATCAACGTGATCTACCTCAGCCCAGAGAACGTCGAAGTCGTCCGAGTCAGCGACCTTTTGCGCCATGGTTAAATCGGTCATCGTCTTGCCCTCCAGGGCGGTTGATTTCCCGTCTGGCCCTGTTGCCAAGGCCAGCCAGTGAAATCGTCATGGCAACAGCGGTGCCAGCGCCAAGCGTGTGTGCAGTCGAGCGCGGTGATAGTGGAAAGCTCGGATCATTTCAGCCTTAGCTGGCCCCCAGCCGGCGCCTTCGCGGCACTCGGCCATAAAGCTCATCAGGTTGATCGCCATGCCGCGAGCACGACGAGCCTTGAACTGCTCCATGGTTTCGCCTTCGATGCGAAGCTGATTGAAATTGCGCATGCTGTGTTCCTCCAGTGGATTCCCAAAGCACCCGGTCGCCCAGGTGCTTCAGTGAATACGTGGTCTCTCAGGCCCCGGTCGCTCACCCGGTATCGCGCTTCCTGCATCTGTCGAGGCATGCGCGCCGCTTGGATGCCGCTCTATTGCGGCACACCTGATCGCACCAGAGCCCTGAGGGGATGGTGGCCTGCTATGCCTGCAGGCTCGGCGGTCTTGGTTGTTAAAGAGCGGTCGGCTTGAGGGCCTGTCGAGGGGCTGTGTGGCGCCTCGATGAATCAAAAGTAGCACTGCTGTTATTTGCGAGTCAACAGCAGTGCTGCTATTTTTTTGCCGTCCACAAAAAAGCCCGCTCAGAGGCGGGCTATACGACTAAGCCGAAGGTTTAGAGTTTACTGGCGGCGTCCTGGATTTTTTGGCCGCCCTCTATCACCGATCGCTGCGTAGCAGCACGGCTGTTCAGGCTTGCGGAGCTAGTGTCGATGTCTCCGTCATATTTCTGCAGAAGAATCTCAACCTTTTTGCCGATCCATTGCAGTCTCTCGTTAGTGAACTCGGCGCCGACCTTGGTCTTGACCACTTCAGTAGAGCGCTTCGAGGGCTGGCCATATTTGCTGATGAAGAGCTGCTCGAGCCGAAGGAAATCATCTGAATGCGTTGTGAGGTAGAAGTAATCAACCGGGCCGGTTTTAGCCATCGCGGATAGGCTGTAACCGAGGCCAATGGCAGGCGTGCCTTTAATCGTGTAGAGCCCCTGGTAGGGTTCGCCACGGCATGGTGCAGTAGGCAGATCGTAGCCTGCTGGGCATTGCGGGAGGGAATACACCAGCTTCTGATCAAAGCTGATCCCCATAAAGCTGTCTGGCTCCTGGGCCCATGGCTTGGGCGAGGAGCTTTTTGGTGCTGCAATTGCAGACCCTGCAATAATCAGTGTTGCCAATCCTAAACCGAGCTTCATTCCAACCTCCCTGAAATGTGAGGCTCAATTCTACCATCATGGCTATCAGCCATCACCCAGGCGTGAAAAAGCCCGCGCTGGGCGGGCTCCGTATGGAATCAGGTTAGCTTCAAGGCTAGTTTTGGCTCCGCCACTCAAGGGCCAGCCTGGAAAGGTACTTCATCACCTCTTTATCTCTAGCCTTCGTATGAGCATCCGGCCATAGGAAAGCGAGGATGAGGTATTTATTTTCATACAGCTCACCTTGCACATAGACAAGGGCCGCGTCCTCACCTGGCCTCCCTTTGCGACACACCCGGTCACGCTGAGGAACATCCTTGCGAAATTTGGCAGGAGGGATTCGGACATGAATGTGCATGAGACATGCATCCATAGCCTGAGAAGGCTGAGTATACGGCGCGTCTCTACCAAAAATGCTCGGCAGCTTTAGCCTGTTCGATTCGATGTAAATCGCGAATTCGCGCTTTAGGGCGGTTGATAATCCAGGGGTTACCTGGTCAACAGGAAGGAAGAATTCCTGGAACGTCCCTGGATGAAATTCAGTCTCGATTGGCATTCCTAGCCTTAGGCGATCTGGGGGATTCGCTTGGTCGTATGGTTGGCCAACTCGATCAGATCCGCGGATCGCAGGCTGGTAGGAAACTCTTCGGGCATAACAAAGTATTGCCGATACATCATATCCATGGTCGCCATGCGGCTACGGACGCGCGCAACCGACCTGCGGAACTGATTGTGCTCCTTCAGCAGGATTGCGGGTATCGGGGTATCCTTCAGAGCATCCTCAAGCTGCCTTGTGGCCTTGAGTAGCTCCATATTGCGACTGAATCGTTCGTCGTCAAGCGAGGTAGCGGTAGCAAGGCTCGATACGTTTCGTGCGTATTGCTCATCAAGCTCGGACCAGCCCTTGGTAAGACCGATGATGACGCTTCTCAGGCGGGTTACTTCTTCCGAATGCTCCGCAACCTGCTCTGTAGGCTGCTTGTTGACCTGGTCTACTAGGGAGCTGTAATCGCTGATCAAAGCGAAAGCTGCGACAAACAGAGCAGAGGCCGACGCATTCACGCTGAGTGACATGGGGAACTCCATTTTTTGACGATGGCACGTAGCCAAAATCGGATAGCGATTATCGTCCTTGAAAAAAATTAGTCAATTGCCTCTCGGCGCCACGAAATTGCATTTCGTCGTTTCGTGGCGCCTGGGATCAATATAGGAGTGACGAAACAAAAAGCTATCGGTTCATGGCCAGATTTGTGGTAACCGATGACCGGCATGCTTTACTACAGATCTCCACCTCGCCAAATCACCTTGCCGATGATCCGATGCTCGTTCTCCTTGCTGCGCAGGTGCGAACGATCCGGGTATTCATCCTTGTCATCGTTGTCGCTACGCAGGATCCATTGACCCAGCGGCCCTTGGATCAATCGCTTGACGATGGCGCCATCGGTGCCAGTCAAGACGAAAACCTGACCATCAACCGGCTCGATACGAGACCTGTCGACAAGCAATACGTCGCGGTCGTTGATCGTTGGCCACATGCTTTGCCCCTCGGCGTAGATCACTGCCAGGCTTTCAGGCTTCACGCCCTTTGACTTCAGCCAGTCGCGCTTGAATGCCAACGTGGAATGAACCTCTACGTGAGGGTTCTCGCTGCCCAGGCCCGCGGCTGCTTTCGCGTCGTATTGCGGAACGAATGCATAGCGCTCATCTTCGGACTGAGGAACATCAGCCGATTCAGGCAGGGGCGAATTGGCGGCTTGCGCCTCATGGTCTAGGTGCTGCCCAGCTGAGACTCTTCTGATGCCTGCGGCGAGAGTAGGGCTTACCTCGGCCGGCTCAAAATCTAGAGCCTCGGACAGCTTTACGAGCGCATCGAGATTCAAGGCTACCTTCCCAGTCATGTACTGACTGACAGTGCTCTGAGGAGATTTCCATTCGCATCGCTCACCGACCTCGGTCTGGGTTAAGGCCGGCTTGGTTGGATCTTCCCTAGACTCTTTGGCGCGCTTTTTGTAGATGTCATGCAGCCGCTTAGCATCGGCAAGCTGCTCTGCGGACAAAGGGGTTCTGATGGGTTTCTTCATGCGCGTGATTTAGTAGCACAGCTGATTCTTAAGCAAACAGCACTGCTACTCTTTGTCCTTGAATATTGTAAAACAGCAGTGCTAATATCCGATAAAACCCCTATGAGGCAGACCAGATGAACACTGTTTCCCTTGAGGAATACCTGGCCGGGCATGGAACCCAGAGCGACCTCGCCAAGGCTCTGGGGATACAGCAGAGCGCCGTCTCCCAAATGTTCCGTGCCAAGCGGGACATCCGAATCACCATGCACGACGACGGGCACATTGAGGCGAACGAGATTCGCCCAATACCTGCTCGCAAGTCGGCTGCGTAACCATTTTTCAATCACAAGGAAATCCCTGAATGCACCTGGACCCCGCCAACAAACGCAGCGAAGTGATCAAGTCGCGCTGGAAGCCTGAAGAGGTTCGAAAGCTGCGCATGGAAGCACGTATGGCCGGCATGCAGCTCGCTACCTATGTGCACGAACTGGCCAATCTTGGCCGTCGCCTGGGCGCTGCTGATCTGCTCCGAGAAATGAACGGCGCCGGTGAGCAGGATAAGACGGCCTGAAGCCCCTATGGAGGGCCTATGCCTGAAACCACCTTCGAATTGCTGCCAGTCGAGGTGAAGGCTGAGGTTCGACAGCTGGCTGCCGACCTTGGCTGGAGCCTGGATAGATCGACGGAGGAGTACTTGGAAATGAGTCGCTCACTCGCGGTCCAGGAGCAATTGAGACAAATGCGACATAAGGCCCCGGTGTTGGGGCTGGTAGGGCACAAAAAGGGCCTCGATGTTCCCTGATTGTGAAAGACAGAGGCCCTCTTTCGGGCTTCTTACAGGCACAAAAAAGCCGGGATTGCGGCCCGGCTCTCTGCTTCACATAAAACTCTTGAGGTGAATTATGCATCTGCAGGAATCCAGTATACAAGCCCCATCGTTTCTCGCACCACAAAACGAGAAGCATGATTTTGTGGCGCGCATGTCCTCGCGGGAAATCGCCGAGGTCACACAAAAACGCCACGACAACGTGTGGCGCACCATCGAATCCCTTCACAGCAAAGGACTGATCGGACTCCCTCAATTTGAGGAAGTCCCTAACCCGGGCCCTGGCCCCCTTTGCATCAAGCAATACCTGATTGGTAAGCGCGACAGCTTCGTTGTCGTCGCCCAGTTGTCGCCCGAGTTTACCGCCGCGCTGGTGGACCGCTGGCAGCAACTTGAGGCCCAGACAGCGAAGCCTATGCCCGCCGACCTCAGCAAGCTGGAAATCCTCCAGATGGCCTTGGAGTCGGAGAAGGCCCGCGTCCTGCTCACCGTACAGGTCGAGGCCCAAGCCAAGAAGATCGACCACCTGGAGAACCTGTTCAAGGAGGGCATGAGCCACGTCCAATTCTGCAAGGGCCTCAATGGGGTCAACGTCATGCAGGTTGGCTACTTCCTTGAGGAGCGCAACTGGTTGTTCAACGAGAGCAAGTCAGGCACCCGCTGGCGCGTGGCTTCATACGCCCGGGATCGCTACATGACTGAGCACCAGCAGAAGATCACCCCGCACGGGAAAGAGGCGTTCATCAGCTACACGCCGATCCTCCTGCGCAAGGGCGCGACTCGCCTGTACGAGCTCTACCTGGCCGGCGAGCTGCCTATGAAGAAGAACTGGGACGGCCTGCACACTCACGACAAGGCCGTGCGGGGTGCAGCATGACGGACATGGACGAAGTGAACATATCGTTGCCGTACGAGCAGGTCATGTCCGACGAAGATTCGCGTCGGGAGTTCTACGCATCTGTGCAGGCCATGCTGGCCGCGCTCAACCAGGTGAGGGCTGATCACTCGACCTTGTGGTTTCGATCCGCTGGCCTGGAGCGCGAGATTGAAGGCTTGCGCAAGGATAAGGACCGCATAGACGCACTTGAGGCCAATGGCTGGGATATCCGCAACTCCAGCAGCCCCATCGCAGATACCGGCGACTACAGCAACGCCATCGAGATCGTTGGCCGTTGGATGGATAAACCGCATGAGCGCGTGATCGGCGAGAACTACAGCGAGAACCTGCGCGCTGCTCTCGATCAGGCTATGTCGGCGGACGCATATCCACCGGAACGGCCGGAGTATGACTTTTGCGAAGGCGCACTGCGCAACGGAAACCGGGCACGGCGCCGGGCTGAAGCCTTGGGTATCGACTATGACGCTGCCATGGCTAAGGGGCGTGCCCAGTGAGCATCATCCGCGCGCCTCGCCCCGAGGCCAATTTCTACATGCTCAACAAGTCGATCAGCGAGGACGGGCGCCTGAGCTGGGCTGCCCGTGGCCTGCTGGTCTTCCTGCTGGGCAAGCCTGACCACTGGGCGGTGTCCGTCACCCACCTGCGTAATGAAACCGCCAAGTCCTCGAAGCCGACCGGTCGTGATGGCGTGTATGGCCTGCTGCAAGAGCTGATCACCGCCGGCTATGTCCAGCGCCGTCAGGATCGTTCTGATTCGGGCGTGCTGGGCGAAACTCACTATCTCGTGTCGGAAACACCGCTTCCGGCTTTGCCGTATCCGGTTGAACCGCTTCCGGCTCAGCCGTATCCGGCAAATCCGACACTAGTAAGTATTGAAGGTAAGCAAGAACTGAAGGGAAGGACTGACTCTCGCGAAAGCGAGCTGGTGGACTTCGAACGCTTCTGGTCGCTGTACCCGCGCAAGGTGAGCAAGGCCGACGCCAAGAAGGCCTGGGCGAAGATCAAGGTCACTGCTGGCCTGTTCGACCTGATGGCCAAGGCCTTGGCTGACTGGACCGTTTCAACCGACTGGACCAAGGACGGCGGCCAGTTCATCCCGCACGCGTCCACCTGGCTGAACGGCAAGCGCTGGGAAGACGAACTGCCGCAGCCGGCAGGCGCCGCCCCGTTCGCATCCCGCCGCCCTTCCAGCGGCCCCGACTTCAACGACACCACATGGGCTGATGACCTGGGGGGCTTATGAGTGCACAACCGAAACTGCGCAGCGTGACGCAGATCATGGCCAAGGCCAGCAACCTGCCTGCCGAGGTTCACGCCCCGGCCAAGCAGCTGGACCCAGGCACCACCGAAGTGGTCAACGCCCTGTTCAAGGAGCTGCAGGCCATCTTCCCAGCGTGGAAGCAGGCCTGGCCGGACGATGATGCGCTGAAGGCTGCCAAGCGCAGCTGGATCAAGTCCTTCGTCGCCGCCGGCATCAACACCCTGGAGCAGATCCGCTTCGGCATCCAGAAATGCCGGGTGCTGGGTACCGACTTCGCACCGAGCAGCGGCAACTTCATCAGGCTGTGCCAGCCGACACCCGAAGAGATGGGCATTCCGCCGCTTGCGAGGGCCCTGGCAGAGGCGCTGGAGAACTTCCACCCCAGCAGGGCAGGGTCACGCACTTGGACGCACGCAGCGGTGCGCCACGCGGCCTTGCAGTGTGAGGCGCAGAACCTGGGGTCGATGGAGGTGGAACGGGCCGAGAAGGTTTTCGCCCGGGCCTACGACATCACCATTCGCATGCTGGTCGCCGGCGAGCCACTGGGCGATATCGCCACCGGAATCGGCCACGACAGCCAGAAGGGCGTTGCGCAGCTGGCTGACGAGTACGCCGCTCAACGCCAGGTGCGGCTGCTCGAAGTCCAGCAGCTTCCCGCTGGTGCCGCCGCATGCCGTGCACACCTGCTGGCCAAGTTGAACATCAAGCGCGCCGGGCAGCCGGCTGGGGAGGTGGTGTGAGTACAGCAATCCTGATCTACGGGTGGTTGCAGACCACGTTCTTCGGCCTGCTGGTCGGGCTCGCTGCCGAGCAAGCTCACGCCTGGAGGCACTACGTGTTCCTGTTGATCCTGTCGTTCTTCTGGCCGGTGATTGTCGCCTGGAAACTGCTATGCAAGCGCGGTCCTGTGGCCGGCAAGGAGTGCAAGTGATGCGTACCCACATGTGGCACCGCATGGCCTACATGGGCTTCATCATCGTGAAGTGCGGCCGCAAGGTTCGGGCCACCCAGTTCACAGACCAGCCTGAAAAGGTTACCTGCAAAGCCTGCCTCAATCGCATGGAGGCGCGGCCATGAGAACGCACTACGACCCCCACCCCCAGAGCGATGAGTCGACGGAGCAGGCCGCTTGCGGCACTTGGCTTGGAGAGGAAAGCAACCTCACCGGCGAGTGGTCTCGGGTTGATTGCCGGCGTTGCCTGGGACGCAAAGAAAAAATCTCTGCCGCGGTCATGGCCGAAGAAAACGCAATCGTCGAGCAGATGGGCCACATGGCCGCCTTCATGCAGGAGCAGCACTGATGGACACCAACAAGATGCGCGAAGAGTTCGAGGCGTACTGGGCCGATGTGATGCGAGGTGACGAGCCGCCGCCAGGTCGTAAGCCAACACGTAGCCGTATCGACCCCGAGAGATACGCAGGGGACGCCGCTCAATTTGCATGGAAGTGGTGGCAACGATCCCGTGCCGCTACCGGCTGGCAGCCGATGGAGTCATGCCCCAAGCATGTCGAGGTTCTGTTCTATCGCGAGGATTGCGGCGTGATCAGCGGACAGCTCACCTGCGCCGACACGTTCATGACAGACAAAGATCGAGAAAGCGGCGATTACAGCGAGGAAGAGCAGTACAGCGAAGACGCATGGTGCTACGGCCCTGACGGTGTTGAGCGACTGGATGGTGATCTTGTGCCAACGCATTGGATGCCTTACCCAGACGAGCCTGAGGTGACCCCATGAAGCGTGTATGGACCGTAATCGTAGGCCCCAAGGCCTTCCAGATGGTGCTGATGGAGCAGAGCCTGGACCGTGCGGGTGCGCTGCGTGAGGCGCAGTTGATCTGGCCTGAGTGTGAGGTGCTGGCATGACCGATGTGATGGGTATCGCGTTCATCGTCCTGTGTCTGCTGCTCATGTTTCAGGGAGGCCAGCCATGACTGACCGAATCAGCGTTAACAGCACCACCAAGCTCTCCGAGGCCATCAGCAAGCTGACCAGCATGTTCCGCGACAAGAAGTTCGTGGTGGTCAGCCTGCGCCCGGGCAAAGACCGCACCCTGGACCAGAACGCGCTGTGGTTCGCGTTCTACAAGCGCATCGCGGAGATGACCCAGATCGGAGACGCCGGGGACGCCCGGCGCTACTGCAAGCTGCACATCGGCGTGCAGATCCTGCTGAACGAAGATGCCGAATTCCAGCAGGCCTGGTACCGGGTCATGCGTCACCTGCCATACGAGGAGAAGCTGGCGATGATGGGCGAGTGCAAGCTCTTCGGCCCGGACGGTTTCCCGGTGACCAGCCTGTTCAACCGCGCCCAGGGCGTGGCCTACACCGACCGCATCCTGGCCGAGTTCACGCCCAAGGGTGTCTTCTTCGGCGACTTGGTGGGCGAGGTGGCGGCATGAAGAGCCAGGAAGCAAACCTCAAGCGGAACAAGGATCAAGGCGTTTTCGCGGCGCCGGGCTGGCGGGGGCTGTATGGCCATGGCCTAACTCGGCGTGGTGTGCAGTGTGTGGTTCTCGCTGCATCAGGGAAGAGTGGTAAGCAGATCGCTCGCGAGCTCGGCATTTCGCCGGGCACGGTAACTAGCAGGATGGCTGATGCCCGCCTGCACCTGAAGGCATCCAACCGCACGGAACTTGTCGCCAAGGCAGTTGCAGCAGGGATTATCTACTCATCGGAGGCCGAGCCATGCGCGTAGCCGAGATCAAGCCGAAGAAGTGCAAGGCCCCAGGCTGCGGCCAGCGCTTCAAGCCCATGCTATCGACGCAGAAGGTATGCAGCCCGGCCTGCGCGCTGGCTATGGCCAAAGACCCGAAGCTCCAAAAGGTCGCGGCCAAGGCCATCACCAAGCAGGCCCGGGAAGACCTCAAGGAGCGCCGGGATAAGCTGAAGACGCGCCGCGAGCACATGTCCGAGGCCCAGACTGCTTTCAATGCCTACATCCGGGAGCGGGACGCCGGCCTGCCGTGTATCAGCTGCGACTCGCTGCCCAGCGACAGCGACTTGATAACGGGCAGTCGCTGGGACGCCGGCCATTACCGCTCGGTCGGCGCCTGTCCAGAGCTGCGCTTCGAGCCGCTGAACGTCCACCGCCAGTGCGTCAGGTGTAACCGCAACCTTTCAGGTAACGCGGTCGAGTACCGCATCCGGTTGGTGAAGCGCATCGGTGCCGACCAGGTGGAGTGGCTTGAAGGGCCTCATCAGCCCCAGCGCCTGACCATCGAAGACCTGCAGGCCATCAAGACCGCCTATCGCCAGAAACTCAAGGACCTCCGGAGGGCCGCAGCATGAAATATCAGAACGTGGTATCCGCAGTAGTGCGCGCCCTGGCGGCAGAGACGATCAACAGCGCTGGTGGCTGCAGTGTTGAGCCCAGGGTGCAGACCAGCAAACTGAAAGGGGAAATCACCGGCAAAGACGCGGCGCTGCTGGCCGACTGTATCGTGCACAAGATGCTGCATGCTCAGCTCAGCTCCAGGCACTGGCACGCGCTGCTGGCCAGGTACAGCACGCATAAGGGGCGCAAGCTCCAGGCCATCTGCGCGCTGATACCAGTTGTTCCCACGCCCGCGCCCAAGCGGTTCACCCAGCAGGCCGTGATGGTGTGGGCCGTGCCGGAGCAGCGCAAGGGTGTGCAGCGCGTAGCGGTCCAGGCCAAGCCTGCCGAGGTGCGCGAGTGCGACAAGGGCGAGGATCGCTGGGCCTGGCGCAACCAAGCCGCACAGCGTGCCGTGGAGCGGGCCAACGCCCACGCCAGGTCAGTGGCTGAGGAGCGCCCGGGTGACATGATCGTGCTGGCGGCGTCGAACTACGACATGACCACCTGGGACGACCAGGGGCTGACAGAGCGCACCTACCAGCGCTGGAACAAGGCAATACGCGGATCGCTGGAAGGGCTAGTGAACGAGGCGCTGGTCGAGGCTCACCACATGCTGGAGGCGGTGGGGGTGCTGGAAAGCGAGGCGGCGTGAAATAGTCCCTCAAAAGAGCTTGCAATATCATGTCGCCATGTCGCAATATACGCCCATCCTGTCATTCCTGCGCACGTTGAGGAGTGACACACAGAGCCCGGCCACTGCGCCGGGTTTTTTATTGCCCTCAGAGGGCCTCAAGAGTCCCGAAAAACACAAACTTTGGTAGATGCCTCATTTTTCAGAGTGCACGGAACGAATTGATAGCACTATGATTCTGATAGCTTGCTAAGAAAAACCATCAGGATTCCGTGATCATGAAAAAAATCATCGCTGCTGCGCTGTTCTCCCTTTTGGCTACCGGTGCACATGCTGCTGATCTATCTGGCGCAATCGGTGCGACTAGTCAGGGCGGCTTGACCGCTCGCGCAGCTGTGGGCTTCAACTGGGACAAGAGCTGGTTTGAGAGCAGCACCGGCCGCTTAACCGGGTACTGGGATGCTGGCTACACCTATTGGGAAGCTGGAGACGCTTCTGGTGGAGCCCATTCGCTGTCCTTCGCCCCTGTGTTCGTTTATGAATTTGGCAGCGGTAACATCAAGCCTTTCATCGAAGCGGGCATCGGTGTTGCAGTGTTCTCCGGTACATCAGCAGGCGACCAGGACTTTGGTTCGTCCTTCAACTTCGAAGACCGCATTGGGGCAGGCTTGAAGATCGGCGAGACGCAGAAGGTAGGTGTCCGAGCGATCCACTATTCCAACGCTGGCATCAAGCAACCGAACGATGGCATCGAGTCATACTCGCTGTTCTATAGCCATCAGATCTAATTTACGAACCCTCCCTTGCCCGCCTAACGCGGGCTTTTTTACGCCTTTCGATAGGGTTCGACACTTGTCCTGCAAGATCACCTCACCTCAGGTGTCGAATTGAGCTTCAGGCGGGAGTCTGTAGCCGGTCAGCTCGGCACTGAGAGCAAACCGTTTCTCTTCAGAGCTCATTTGCTCGAGTTGCGATCTCGTCCAGTTGTGCTTCTGCATGAGGTAGTAATTCACTGCTGGTATGCCATATAGATCAGACGGCAGAAGATGCGTCTTTGCAAGGTGATCTCCAAAAACATCAAGGAGATATGCCATCTCTGCTTCAGCTTGGTATACGCGCAGCGTGGTCTCGTATTGATTGCGTGAGCGTGGCACTGCGATGATCCTCTTAGGCCAATAGGAAACATCCTAGATTGTGACATTACGTTACATTGCTTTACACAAATTAATCACCGGCCTCGGCATCTACCTGGGCACCTTCAAGCATGGAGATATTGATGGACCCGACCGACCTTGGCCCAGGCACAGCCACCTGGCTGGGCGGTACGGGCACCGTCCTGCTGGGCGGCTTCCTTTGGCTGCGCAAGTTCCTATCGAAAGATGCGGCCGATCGCGCGATGGACAACGCCGACATAGGCACGGTGCGCCGCCTGAATGAACTGCTCGACTCGGAACGCGAAGCCCGCAAGCTTGCAGAGGCCCGTGCTGATCAGTTCGCCAAGGAGCGCAACGACCTTGCCGCCACCGTTGGGCGCATGGAAGGGAAGATCGAAGCTCTGACCAGCCAGGTCGGCCAGCTCACTGAGCGTGTTTCGCTGCAAAGCGAAGAAATCGCCCGCTTGCGCACCAAGCTTGGAGGTATGTCGTGATGGACAGATGCGCGCTTGAATTCATTGCTCGCCGCTGGTGGCGCCGCATTGAGGTTTGGGTGATCGCCCTGTTGCTTGTAGTGGGTGGCGGGTTCGGCGGTTACCAGCTCGCTCAATGGGCCTTAGCCCGCAGCTACCTGGAGCAGGTCGCCGAGATACGCGCCGCCTATGACGAAGCCAGCCTGCAGCGAGATCAGCGCTTGGATGAATTGGCCAGGCAGACGGGTAGTGCAGCGGCCAAGGCGTCGAAAGCCGCAACGACAGCCACCCAAGCAGCAGACAAGGCAGACCAGGCTGTAGACAGGGCAGGGGAAGCACTCAACCGCGTGACACCCTGAGCTGCGCCACGAAATCGACATGCGCCGTTCCGTGGCGCGGAGACCCGTATGATGAATGTCACTCGCCTGCGCCATGTCCTACCGCTGCCTGCCGACGTGGTAGCTGCAACCAATGCGCTTGACTCGGCCTTGATCAAGGCCATTGATACCGCAAAGGAAGCGGGGCTGCCTAAGGGACTGCTTGCTGCCATTCTCCACGCCCATGCCCATGCCGAGACCCACAAAATGGTGTGCTCATGAAGGTCGTTGAGTTTCAGCGAGAGGGGTGGCGCGGCACGGTCAAAGCGCTACGCAAGATCGCTGACGACCTGGAGCAGGGCAACATTCATCCATGCACCATTGTGGCGGTCGCGCTTCGTTACCCGACGGGAAGGTGACGGCTTTCGGCGTCGGCCCGGTTGCAGATGACCTCCAGGCCCTGGCGTTGTCCAGACTGGCGGAGCAGCAGCTGATTGATGTGCTTCTGGATTGCGGGGAAGGGTAGGTGTGCCGCAGGTGAGTGCGGCACAGGCGGATTACTTGACTTTCAGGGCTTCTTGGATCTGGTCAGCGTATTTGCTGAGGTTATTCATTTCTGTATCAAGGTGCGTGCCGTGAGTGGTCGTTGTGGTGACCCGAGCGGCAATAACCTCAAGAGCCGCAGCTACTGCCACTGCTCTCTTGCGATCATTGCTGAGTTCGCAATAGGCCAGAGAACCGGTTTCTGTTAGAGCTTTAAGTGGTACAGACATTGGCAAATCCTTTCATTGATTGATCTCCATCAATAGCGGCAGTCTGCCACTATTTCAAGTATCAGAGACCCCTTAATGACCACCAAGCAGCCCTACTGGGAGGCGATCGAGCGAGCCTTTCGGGCCGGGCCTATCTATTCCAAACAAGCACGATTTGGCGCAGACCAACCCAATGTTGAGCTGATCTGCTCAGTGGTGTGGATCGATATGTCAGCACCAGCTACCTTGAGGGTTCACGCAAGGAGTTTGGATATGTCAGATAAATACGTTGGAAAGCTCACGGGCGTAGGCACGGACAATGTGAGGTACGTGATCAACATCTATCAGGACGAGACAGTTGAGCGCTCATCCCGAGGCATGGTTCGACATGAAGGTATGAAGCATTTCGAAATGCAACACGGTGGTCAAGTGAAAAAGATTTCTGAGACTGAGTACGAAATTGTGGCCACGGGAGTGAGGATCACTGTGTGTGATGACCAAAACTAACAGCGTTGGTCTGTAATGCCGGTATCTGGATGAGCGCGCCGAATGTTAGGCTGGATGAATTAATGATCATGCCTAGCCTACGTCGAACGTCAGACCCCGGGCGAATCCCTGTCCGCATCGAACCAATTCTTGCTGCACCATCATTTCAAGCTCAGGGTGATCTATGGATAGGCCATATCCACCATCGTCACTGCTTGAGCTGTCCGACTTCGGCATCCGCCTGACCCCAGCCCCTGAAGTTTGGGAGTGGATCCAAGCCGAGATCCTCGCTGACACCGGCAGCATTCACAACGAAGACCATGCCCACCTATTGGATGCTGACATCCGGGTTATGTGGGCGTCTTCGAGCGTCGCCAAACAGGGCCGTACAGTCTTGGGCCAGGCCGAACAGGTAGCGTTTCGCGCTGGCGGCTGGCAGAAGGCTCGGATGGAGCAACAGATGCGTGATTGGTTCGGCGATGTGCCGGCCTTCATCATCACCTTGGCTGCTGACTACTGCGCCCAGTGCAGCGACGTTGAGTTCTGTGCACTCCTGGAGCACGAGCTGTATCACCTGGCTCACGCGACCGACAAGTACGGCCAACCAGCATTCACCCAAGACGGCGCACCAAAGATCAAGCTGCAGAGCCATGACGTCGAAGAGTTCGTCGGTGTGGTGAGGCGCTACGGTGCCAGCCACGAAGTACAGCAGCTGATCGACGCTGCAAGCCGGCCGCCTGAGGTGGCCAAGATCAACATTTCGAGGGCCTGCGGAACCTGTCTGCTTAAGTTGGCCTGATGTGAGACAGGCATGAGACGGAATCCAATCTATGGCAGCCCTGACAAACGATGTGAAAGCCTTCATCGTTCAGGCTTTGGCGTGCTTTGACACGCCCACCCAAGTCTCACAAGCCGTGAAGCAAGAATTCGACATCGATGTGACCCGCCAGCAGGTGGAGCAGCACGACCCGACCAAGCGCGCTGGGGCCAACCTGGCTGCCAAGTGGCGAACCCTCTTTGAGGACACCCGCAAGCGCTTTCGCGAGGAGACCGCCGACATTCCTATCGCCAACCGAGCGTTCCGCTTGCGCGGCCTCGGTCGAATGGCTGAGAAAGCCGAGAGTATGCGCAACCTGGCGCTGACTGCCCAGCTGTACGAGCAGGCCGCCAAGGAGTGCGGCGACATGTACGTCAACCGCAAGATCGAACCCGACAAGCCTCTGGGGTCCCAGGCGGACCAGCAGCACGCCGTTGCTGAGTACACGCTGGAGCCAGACGAGAATGTCCCGACTACCCCGCACCTATGACCCACCGGTTAAGCTGACGCCCAAGCAGGCGAACATCTACTGCTGGGGTTTCCAGCCAGAGGCGCGTTTCCGTGATGCGGTGTGCGGCCGTCGATTCGGCAAGACCTTCCTCGGCAAGGCAGAGATGCGCCGCGCGGCGCGCCTGGCGGCTGAGTGGGGTGTGAGCGTCGAGGACGAGATCTGGTACGGCGCACCGACGTTCAAGCAGGCCAAGCGCGTGTTCTGGCGCCGCCTGAAGCAGGCCATCCCGGAAGCCTGGCGTGCAACCCGTCCGAACGAAACCGAGTGCTCGATCACGCTCAAGTCCGGCCACATCATGCGAGTGGTCGGTCTGGACAATTACGACAACCTGCGCGGCTCTGGCCTGTTCTTTGTCTTGGTGGATGAGTGGGCCGATTGCCCGTGGGCGGCGTGGGAGGAAGTGCTGCGGCCGATGCTCTCGACGTGCCAGTACAAGATCGCGCAGACAGGTGAGACCCGGAAGGGCGGTCATGCGCTGCGGATCGGTACGCCGAAGGGCTTCAACCACTGCTATGACACCTACCGGGATGGCCAGCCAGGCGGCGAGCCTGACCACAAGAGCTGGCAGTACACATCGCTGCAGGGTGGCAACGTCCCAGCTGAGGAGTTGGACGCAGCTCGTCGTAAGATGGACCCGCGCACGTTCCGCCAGGAATACGAGGCTGGGTTCGAGAATTACGCGGGTGTCGTCTACTACACCTTCGACCGGAACGAGTGCCGCACCAGCGCGCGCATCGAGCCAGGCGAAGCTCTACACATCGGCATGGACTTCAACGTCATGAAGATGGCGGCGGTCGTGTACGTGGTCCGGGACGGCCTGCCGCTCGCGCTGGACGAATTCCACTCGGTGCGTGACACGCCGGAGATGATCGACAAGATCAAGGCGCGATTCCCTGGGCATGGCATCTCCGTATATCCAGACGCCAGCGGTCAGAACACCAGCAGCAAGAATGCCAGTGAATCGGACCTGTCCCTGCTGAAAAAGGCAGGCTTCACCGTGGTGGTCGACTCGCAGAACCCTGGCGTCAAGGACCGCATCAACGCGGTCAACTCCATGTTCCTGAACACCTACGGAGAGCGCCGCCTGAAGGTCAACATTGACCAGTGCCCGCAGCTCACCCAGTGCCTGGAGCGCCAGACCTACACGGACAAGGGCGAGCCGGACAAAGACCCGAAGAAGGGTCACGACCATATGAACGACGCTGCAGGCTATTTCATCGCCAAGCGGTTCCCGATCAAGACTCAGTCCGCCGGCACCCGCCGCATCGGAGGTTTGGCGTAATGCCTGTTCAATCCACCAACCCAGAGTACGACGCTCACATCGAAGAGTGGCGAATGATGGACGATGCTCTGGAAGGCGAGTGCGCCATCAAGGGCAGTCCACGCAACCTGCCCAAGCCCAGCGGCATGGTCGAGGCTGAAAAGCTGGATGGCCAGGGTAATGCCTATCTCTACCAGAACTATACGGCGCGGGCGCAGTACGAGCATTGGGTGCGCGATTCACTGCGGTCGATGATGGGCCTGGTCTCCCGGCTCATTCCTGAGGTGAAGCTGCCCGGCGGGCTCAAGGGAGTCGAAGAGAACGCCACCGCTGACGGGTTCGGCCTGACTCAACTCTTCCTGCGCATCGTCCGGCAGACGATCTCCCACGGGCGTGTGCCGCTTGTGGTCAACGTGGACGACCAGGGCCAGCCTTACTTTGCAACCTACGCTGCTCGGAACGGCATTAACTGGGATACAGCCGATCAAGGCGGGCGCCAGGACCTGGTGCTGGCCGTGTTCCGCGAGTTCCGCAAGAAGGCGGAGGACCGCTACAGCCATGAGTGCCAGACGGTCTACCGCGAGTTCTTCATGCAGGGGCAAGTCTGCTACACGGCTGTGCGCAACGAAGCAGGTGAGCTCATTGAGGATGAGCGCCCACTCGGCACAGTCGGGACCGGTAATCAGCTGGTGCGCGGGCTTGAGTACATCCCGGTCATCTACTGCGGCTCGACCGACAATTCACCGGACGTGGACGAGATCCCGCTGCTGACCATGGCCAGGGCTGCGCTGAAGTCGTACCAGCTCAGCGCTGACTACTTCACCGCTCTGCACCAGACCAGCCATCCACAGCCGTGGGTGTCCGGCCTGGACGAAAGCGTGGAGCTCAGTGTGACCGGGCCGTCTGCAGCCTGGGATCTCGGACCCAAGGGTCAGTGCGGCTATCTGGAGTTTCAAGGGGCAGGCGTTGAGGCTGTCCGAACGGCCATGGCTGACCAGAAGAGCGCAGCCCTTGAGGCCGGCGCCAAAGTCATGGATGTGTCCGGCACCGAGTCAGGCGAGGCCCGCAAGACACGCCAGAACGACCAGCACGCCACGCTGCACAGCATTGTCATCACCGCCGCCAGCGCGATTGAGCAGGCCCTGCGCTACGCCGCCGAATGGACCGGGTACAACCCAGACGAGGTGGTCTTCACCGTCAAGCCGGAGTTTGTGATCCCAGAGGTCAACGCCCAGGTGTTGGCCGAGCTGCAGAAGAGCGTCATGGCCGGCACGATCAGTGCCGAGACCTACTGGCAGTACCTCACCACCGGCAAGCTGCCCGAGCGGGCCTACGACGAAGAGGCCGGGCTGATCAGCGACGAGCGTGAGTCGGCCGGCATCAACCTGGACAAAGACGATGGCGACGAAAACGACGCAGACGGCGGACGAGATGCTGCTGGAGCAAGTCAGTCGGCACGCGGTGCTGCTCGAGCGGCTGAAGGCGGGTGAGGTCAAGAAGTTCGAGACTGTCCTGCGCCAGGTGGACACCCAAGTGCGGGACCAGCTCACGCGCCGCGAGCTGACCACATACAGCCGGGGCCGCTTGGAAGAATTCCTGTCGAGAGTCGGCGGGAAGCTACTAGGCATGTACCAAGCCTTTGGCGACAGCATGCAGGCCGACCTGGTGGACATCGCGCAGTACCTGGCCGCGTTCGAGAGCCGTAGCCTGGCGAAGGCGCTACTCATCGACGCCATCATGCCGACAGACTCGCTGATCCGGGTCGCAATCAACACACAACCTCTTCAGGTGGCAGGGATCGACGGCGGTACGCTGCTAAAGCCTTTCCTCAACGGCTGGACGCGTAACGAGTCGACTCGCGTGACCAATGCCATCCGGCTTGGCGTGGTACAGGGTCAAACCAACGCGGAGATCACCCAGGCCATCCGGGGCACGGCCGCGCAGAACTTTACCGACGGCGTGCTGGCGGTGAGTAACCGCAATGCCAAGGCGGTGGTGCACACCGCCGTGCAGCACGTGTCCGCAACGGCGCGCATGGAGACGCTCGCCGCGAACGTCCAGTTCATACCGGGCTATCGCATCGTGGCCACCCTCGACCGGAAGACCAGCCAGCAGTGCAAGAGCCTTGACGGCCGTGAGTTCGAGATAGGGAAGGGGCCTGTGCCGCCGTTCCACATCAACTGCCGCACGACCATCACGCCCATCACCAAGCTGTCGGCTACATTCGCGAAGGGCGCCACACGTGCCTCCGTGGGCGCATCTGGCGGCGCGCAGGTCTCCGCCAGCCTGAGCTACTACCAATGGCTCAAAACGCAGCCGGCGTCGTTCCAGGACGCGGCGCTGGGACCAGTGCGTGCAAAGCTGTTCCGGGACGGAGGTCTCACGGCTGAGCGGTTCGCCTCGTTGCAGCTGGACAAGAACTTCAAGCCGCTGACGCTGGACCAGCTCAAGGAGCTGGAGCCGGTGGCGTTCGAGCGGGCCGGTATCAACTGACCCGCGCCACAAAACAACGAGCCGCGATTTCGTGGCGCGAATATCTGCCTCGCACTGCGGGGCCTTTTTCTGCCCGCCAGGCGGGTCAACCAATCCCCAGGGGATAGCCACATGCCTTTTGACTTCGATCCGGCCGCCCACGGCCTGACCCTCGACGAAACCCAAACTGCCGCGCTGAAAGCGGCGCTCGGCGGAGAGGTACAGAAATTCCTGGACGGCGAGGTCTCGGGCCTCAAGTCCAAAAACACCGAGCTGATCGGCTCCAACAAGGCCATCAAGACCGAACTGGACAAGCTGAAAGGGCAGTTCGACGGCCTGGACATCGAGGCGGTCAAGGGGCTGCTGGCCAAGGCCGGCCAAGACGAAGAGACCAAGCTGATCGCCGAAGGCAAGCTGGACGAGGTCATCAGCCGTCGCACCGAGCGGCTGCGCACCGATCTGGACAAGCAGGTCAAAGCTGCCAACGAGCGTGCGGACAAGGCCGAGGCCTTCGCTGCCAAGTACAGCGACAAGGTACTGGCCGACTCCATCCGCGCTGCCGCCATCAAGGCCGGAGCGCTGCCTGAGGCTGCCGAGGACATCATCCTTCGCGCCCGCGGCACCTTCAAATTGAGCGAAGACGGCGAGCCTATCGCTACCGACCGTGCCGGCGAAGTCGTGTACGGAAAGGACGGCAAGACCCCGCTGTCCCCCCTCGAATGGGCGGAATCGCTGCGCGAAACCGCTACCCACCTGTGGCCCAGGGCTCAGGGTGCCGGTCAGACCGGCGACAACGGTGGCAAGGCCACGAAGAAATGGGGCGAGTACTCCGAGCAAGAGCGCGCCGCGCTGGCTCGAGACAACCCTGAAGCGTTCAAGCGACTCCAAGCCACCCAAGGAACCTAATCCATGGCAACTACCCAGCTGTCGGACATCTTCGTCCGCGACTACTACGGCGCGCTGGCGCCGGTGAACACCCCCGAAAAAACCGCCGTCTTCGAATCGGGCATCGTGACCCGCTCGCCGACGCTGGACAACATCGCCAACAACGGCCAAGGCACCTCCGAGATCAGCTACTGGCAGGATCTCGATGCCGACGAGGCGCCGAACATCTCGAACGACAACCCGGATGACCTGGGCGAGGTCGGCAAGGCCGAGCAGGGCAGCATGCGCGCGCGCACGCTGTACCTCAACAAAGGCTACGGTGTTGCAGACCTCACAGCCGAGCTGGCCAACAGCGAGCCGATGCAGCACATCCGCAACCGCTTCGGCACCTACTGGACTCGTCAGTGGCAGCGTTACCTGCTGGGCGCCGCGCGAGGCATCATCGCCTCGAACATCGCCAACAACGGTGGTGACATGGTCAAGGACGCTGGTGCCAGCATCAGCGCCTCCGCGTTCCAGGATGCAGCCTTCACCGCAGGCGACGCGGCCGATATGTTCGGCGCGATCGGCGTGCACTCGGTCGTCATGAACCAGATGGTCAAGCAGGACCTGATCGAGTACCTGCGCGACTCCACTGGCAAGATCATCCTGGCTACATACCTCGGCAAGCCGGTATTCATGGACGACAGCCTGACCTACGCGTCCGGCCAGTTCCTGTCGGTCTTCTTCGGTCAAGGCGCATTCGGCTACGGCGAAGGCACCCCTCACACCCCCGTCGAGATGCAACGCAAGCCTGACGGCGGTAACGGTGGTGGCGCCGAGGTTCTGTGGGAGCGCAAGACCTTCATCCTGCAGCCTGCCGGTTTCAGCTGGAAGGGCAGCAACAACCTGAACCTGAGCCCGAATGCCACCCAGTACGCCAGCGCTGGGAACTGGGAGCGTGTATTCGACCGCAAGCAGGTACCGTTTGCCGCTGTCATCAGCGGCACCGCCACCCCTTGATCCGTCATGCGGGGCGCTGACCGGGCGCCCTGCGCAGGAGACCACCATGAAAGTCATCTACACCGACAAGCCCGGCCGTGAGCGCGGCGTTTGCTATCGACTCCTGAGCCAGTTCTTCGGAGTCATCGACGGAGCCACACAGGTTGTGATCGAGGGTGACGCGCCCGAGATTGTCGAGGCCTACGAGGCGGCCGGTATCAAGGTTGGCGAGCAATCCGGGGGCGACCAGTCTGAAACCGACCCGCACAAGATGAACGTCCCCGAGCTGAAGGAATGGCTCACCGCGAAGGGTATCGAGTTCGATGCCGGCGCGAAGAAGCCCGACCTGCAAGCGCTGATCCCGCAGGAGTAAGGCCATGACCGACTTCGTCACCGAGGCCGATGTGGTCCAGCAGTTGGGGTCGGACTGGGCAGGCGACGGTGATGCGGTCCTTGCCGTGGCCATGGCCAACGCCTGGCTCACGGCCAAGATCAAGCGCGCGGTGCCCGAGGTGGTGCCGGACGCCATCAAGTCCGCCGGTGCGCAGGTGGCCAAGCTGGCCGCAGCAGGCAAGCTCTACAAGGACACCCAGCGCGAAGTGCAGAGCAAGACTGTGTCGGCCCAGGCTGGCACCTCGACGAGCAAGACCTACGTTGCGGGGTCTGTTGATCGCTCGACCGGTGAGAACTTCGCCCTCGACCTCATCGCGCCCTGGACCCGCCGCGCAGGCACCGTAATGCTCAAGAGGATCTGACCCATGGGCATGCGCGAAGAACTGCAGGCCGATTTGGCGGAAGCGTTCGATGATCCAGACGCCCTTGCCGACGCGGTGAAGCCCGTTGCCGGCAGTCGCACGGTCAAGGGCGGATATGACCCCGAGATCGGCGGCACCGTGCCGGCCTCGACCATCCATTACATCGGGCGCGGCGTGTTCGGCAGCTACCTGGCCAAGGAGATCGACGGCTCACGTATCCAGACCCAGGATGTGAAGCTCCTGGTGCTGCAGAACGAATTGTTCGAAGGGCAGGCCGATGCGGTGACCGCCATCCCGGCCGTACCGAAGATCGGTGACCTGATCAGCGGGTTTCGGGCGCTCAACGTCTCCGAAGACCCAGCCAAGGCTACCTGGACCATCCAACTGAGGAAGTGACATGCCACGCGGCTCACACATGGCCCAACGATACGGCGGCCAGCAGGGCGGGTTCGCTGAGGCAATTCGGGCGTTCGCCGAGCAGGCGGAGCAAGCCCTGGACGCTACGTTCCGCGAGATTGTGATCGAGATCGGCAGCAGCGTGATCCGCATGTCCCCGGTCGGCAATCCGGAGCTGTGGGCGGCTAACGTCGCTCACCGAGCCAAGGCCAGCAAGGCAGCCGATGACTACGACTTCAAGGTCGCAGTGCGCAACACCCTGATCAACCTGAATCAGGACAACTTCACTAAGGCCGGCAAGCTGCGCAGGGGCGTGAAGTACGCCAAGCCTCTGACCAGGACCGAGCGCGAGCAGAACTTCGCGACCAATGGCTTGGTAGCTGGGCAGGGCTACGTCGGCGGGCGGTTCCGGGGCAATTGGCAGTTCTCGATCGACTCGCCCGCTACTGAAGAGCTTGACCGTATCGACCCATCCGGCAGCGAGACGATTGCTGCGCTGCTGAGCCAGGTGCAGGCGCTGACCATCGGCCAGACTGCCTATGTCGTAAACAACCTGCCGTATGCGATTCCGCTGGAATACGGGCATTCAACCCAGGCCCCGGCCGGCATGGTCAGGGTCACCCTGGCTAACTTCCAGCGCATTGTCGACGAGGCCATCAGGAATAACAGCGTATGAGCCATGCACGAGCCCGCCAGGCCATCGAGATCAAGCTGATGGCCTGGGCCACCGCGCGCCCGATCCGGGTTGCCAACTTCGAGGAGGAGTTCGAGGCCGAGTCCGGTGAGACCTATCTTCGAGCCTACTTGCTGCCGGCCAGCACCAGCTGCCGCTACCTGGGCGGCGACGCCTACGAATACACCGGCGTCTACCAGGTCAGCATCGTTTGCCCGGCAGGCCAGGCCCTGGGGGTTGCCGAATCGCTGGTCGACGAGCTGAGCAGCCTGTTCCGGGTTGATACAGAGCTAAGCCGCAGCGGCTTCGAAGGCCTGCTCACCGAGCCACTGGAGCAGGGCCCGACCATCACCGAGTCGGCGACCTACACGGTCCCGACCAGCTTCACCTACCGCGGCATCGCCGACCAATCGCCCGTAGGGGCATAACCATCCGCCACCTGGCGAACCTTCAAGAGGAAATACCCATGGCCGCACGCTTCCCGCTGCCGAACGGCTCTGTGCTGGAAATCGCCAGCGTACTCGCCGCTGCCGTTGCCTTCACTGCTCTGACCAACGCTGCACCTCCAGTGGCCACCGCCGCAGGGCACAACATCAAGAACGGCGACGTTCTAGTCGTCAGTTCTGGCTGGTCGCTTATCAACGATCGCGCGGTCCGCGCTGCCAGTGTTGCCGCCGACAAATTCTCAATGGCTGGCCTGAATACCACCAACGCCGACAAGTACACCGCCGGCGCAGGTGTCGGGTCTGTGATCCCTGTGACTAACTGGGCTCAGATCTCGAAGGTGACCGCCTTCACCTCTTCCGGCGGCGAGCAGCAGTACCTCACCGTCGGGTACCTGGAGGACGATGACGATCGCCAGTTTCCCACCAACCGCAACCCCATCACTTTGTCGATCACTGTCGAAGATCAGCCTGCGGCTGCCTACGTGGGCCTGGTCGAAGCCTACGGCGACAGTAAAGAACTGACGGTCGTCCGCCTCAAGCTGCCCAACGGCGATCAGATCCTGTATCCAGGCTACGTGAGCATTACCACGACCCCGACCATGGAGCGCAACAACCTGATGACCCGAACCATCAGCATTGCGCTCTCGGGTCGTCCGGTTCGCTACCTGGCTGCTGCCTAAGGAAACCTCATGGCGAAGATCAAAATCGCGCAGGACCCGACGTTTACCGCCGAGGTGCAAGTGCCTCGAATCGGTGGAGAGTCGGTGCCGGTGGAGTTCGAGTTCCGGTACATGGACCGAGTAGCGCTGGCCGGCATGTTTGATCGCTGGAACAAAGCGCGCGACGCCTGGGCAGAGAAGGCCAAGTCCGAAGACGCCACCTGGGAAGAGGTGACAGCCGGCGAGATCGCCCTGCAGGCTGAGCAATTGGGCGAAATCGTCACCGGGTGGGACCTGGAGGACAAGTTCAGCCAGAAAGCGATCCTTGATCTGGTGCGTACCTGTACAGGGGCGCCAAAGGCCGTCATCGACGCCTTCCAGGCTGCCTACAGCCCAGCCCGCCTGGGAAACTGAGGGCGGCCGCCCGGGCGTGCTATGAGAAGGGTCCCTCTGCCGAGCAGTTGGCGGCTCTAGGCCTGACCTTGGCAGACATTGCAGAAGATGAGGTAGAGGTTTGGCCAGATGCCTGGCCTGCCTTCCGCCTGTTCGACGCAATGGGCACGCAATGGCGGGTAGGCCCTGGCGGCCCGTCCGGGCTGGATTACACGGCCGTCCCCACCACAGCCTCAATGCTGGGCATCAAGCGCCGCGACCTTCCCGATATTTTTCCCGATCTCCGCGTGATGGAAGTCGAGGCCCTGGCCGTCATGGCCGAATCCATGGAGTAGATGATGACCACCATTGCCTCCCTCGGTCTTCAGATCGATTCCGGTGATGCTGTTGAGGCCAAGGATAACCTCGACCAGCTGACGGACGCCGGCAAGCGCAGCGAAGAGTCGGCCGGGCGAACCGGACGCGCGTGGGAGACCGCGCTGGGCAGCCTGCAGGGTGACACCCGGCAGATCGTGCAGGAGCTGCAATCGCTCAACGCTAAGCAGGCCGAACTCGCGCAGCAGATGGCCACCGTGGGCCGCGCCGTTACCAGCGCATCCACGGCATTCAGCAGCGCTGCAGCGAACATGGGCTCATTCCGGGCTGAGGCCGCGCAAGCTGGGCAAGTCCAGCAGGCGCTGACTAATGCCACGGATGCCGGTGCCCAGGCTGGGCGTCGTGCCGCTGAGTCCGCTGACGAGCAACAGGCCAGGATTCTGGCCGTGGCTAAAGCCTCTTTGGAGGCTAGCCAGTATGTTCAGACGCTCAATCGGGCCACTGAACAGAGCGCGGAGGTCACCGCCCAGGCGAACGCCGTGCTCTCAGATAGCGCCAGCCGCCAGGCGGCCATCAACAGCCGCGCCCAGGCCCTTATCGCAACGGAAGAGCGTCAGGCGGAGGCGGCGAGGAAGGCGGCCGGGGCCCACCGGGAGGAAGGGCAGGCACTGGACGAGCTGCTGGGCAAGATTGATCCGACTGTCGCTGCGCTGGGCCGCCTTGACCAGATGGAGCAGCGGCTCAAGAGCTTCCGTGCGAGCGGTGCACTGGATGCTGAAACCTTCGGCGAGTACCAGTCAAAGATCGACCAAGCACGCACGGCCCTGGGAGGCGCAGATACAGCGCTGAACAAGACCGGTATGTCGGCAAAGGCAACTGCTGCGGCATTGCGCGGTGTACCTGCGCAGTTCACTGACATCGTCGTATCCCTGCAGGGCGGCCAGGCGCCGCTAACCGTCTTGCTCCAGCAGGGCGGGCAGTTGAAGGACATGTTTGGCGGCGTCGGGCCGGCCATCAAGGCCCTCGGCGGCTATGTGCTTGGCCTGGTAAACCCATTCACTGTCGCCGCAGCTGCCGTTGGCGTACTGGGCTATGCCTACTCTAAGGGCAGCGAAGAGGCGGTAGGCTTTCAGAAGGCGTTGATCACCACCGGCAACGCTGCGGGCACTACTGCTGACCGGTTGTCAGGAATGGCTGCTCAGGTATCGGCCACAGTGGGTACCACCGGCGCCGCCGCGGAAGTCCTGACCCAGTTAGCCGGTAGCGGGAAGGTTGCTGCCGGTAGCTTCGTCGAGATCACCGAGGCTGCGCTTGAATGGCGCGATGCTACAGGCCGCGCAGTGGAGGAGACCGTCGCCGAGTTCATGAAGATCGGAAAAGACCCGGTCGCAGCGGCCAAGGACCTAAACGAGCAGTACAACTTCCTGACTGCCTCGACTTACTCGCAGATCGTTGCGTTGAAAGAGCAGGGCGACACCATCGGAGCCGCCAAACTGCTCACCGACACCTACGTCGATACCATCAAGAATCGCAGCAAGGAGGTCACTGAGAACCTTTCGATCTGGGAGCGCGGTTGGAAGGCGTTGCGTGGCGAGGTTGCTGCAACGGTTGATTCGGTCAAGAACATTGGCCGGGACCAGGATATCGCAAGCCGCATTGTCGACTTACAGCAGAAGGTGGCTGCAGCCCAGAGCGCTGTGAACGCCGACAAGGATGACAGCGATGCTCAGAAGAAGCTGACCAACGCGAATCTTGAGCTGAAGGGCCTGATTCAGCAGCGGGACACGCTAGCGGCGATCGCCAGCGCCCGCGCTCTGGACTCCCAGCAGCAACAGGCAGCTGTTGTCGCGATTGGCAAGATCGATGCTTTGGAGAAATCCGCCAGGACGAACGCCGAAAAGCGAGCCGATGCGCTGAAGGACTACAACAAGTCCCTTGAAGCCATCCGCAAGGTCAATCCGAATGATGAGCGCCTGAAGTCCGAGAACATTGCCCGGGTGCAGGGCGACATCGCCAAGCAATTCAAGGATCCTGCTGGACGAACAGGGTCGGTAGATCTCTCCGAGTTCAACGACCAGAAGAATGCGCTGAGCGCCATCCTGGCTGAATACAAGAACCACCAGAAGGAGCTTGATGCGGCGCAGAAGGCCGGCCTGATCTCTCAGGAGTCGTACGCCGCCCAGCGCGCTGCGATCATCGAGCAGCAGAAAGCCGAGGTCACCAACGCCTACGAGGCCGAGATCAAAGCCTTGGAGGAGGCCAAAGGGCGTAGCAGCACCAGCGCGAAGCAGCGAATCCAGCTTGACCAGAAGATCGCCGATGCCCGCACTGCAATGGTCAAGGCGCAGAAGGATGCCGATACCGAACTGTCGGTGCTTGCGACAAACGAGCAGGGCCGGCTGGCTAAACAGGCTAGGGCAGTGCAGACCTACACGGATGCGCTCGGTCAGCAGGTCACAGCGCTTAGGCTGCAGGGGCAGCGCTCCGCAGACGGGCTTGGACTGGGTGATCGTCAGCGCGGCTTGCAGGATCAGCAGTACGGAGTCACTGATCGCATCAACCAACAGCGCCTGGACCTGGCCAATCAGTACGGCGACGGCTCCCGCGGCATGAGCCTTGATGAGTACAACCAGAAGCTGGCGGCCCTGAACAAAACCGAGAAGGACCTGCAGGAAACCACCATCGCCAACTACGACCAGATGACGGCCGCGCAGGGCGACTGGCGTAAGGGAGCATCGTCTGCCTTCCAGAACTACCTGGAGCAGGCCCGAGATGTCGCCGGGCAGACACGATCCTTGTTCACCAATGCATTCAGCTCGATGGAGGATGCGGTTGTGAATTTTGCCATGACTGGCAAGTTCTCGTTCGCGGACTTCACCAAGTCGATCCTGGCTGACATGGTTCGGATCGAGACGCAGCGCGCTGCCTCTGGGCTGCTTGGCAGTCTGGTGAGCTGGGGCGCCACTGCGGCATCCGCCTACTTTGGCGGTGGCGGGGGTAATGGTATGGAAGCCGGCTCGGCGGGCGCGGTTTCCTCAAATCTCGGAGCCTCTCAAGCCGGTTACTCGTCTGCATACGGATTCTCGGACGGCGGCTACACCGGTGCGGGCGGCAAGTATGACCCTGCCGGTATCGTCCACGCTGGTGAGTTTGTGCTGCGTCGTGAGGTAGTCAGCCAGCCTGGAATGCTCGATTACCTGTCATCCCTCAATAGCCGCGGCTACGCAGGCGGTGGCTTGGTATCACCCATGCCGGTTCCTCGTCAGGTATCTGGACGGTCTCAGTCAGGCGCGTCCATCAGCGTATCCGCACCTGTGAGCCTGGTCATGGAGGACAGAAGCAGCGAGGGCATGCAGCTCGATCAAACGCTGCTCCAGCAGAACATGCAAAAACAAATGCAGATGGCTGCCGAGAGGGCGGTCGCCGACTCATGGCGCCCAGGTGGCGTCAGCCATCGAAACACAAGCGGGAGGCGCTGATGGCCATTGAAAAATTCAGCTGGCCAACCCAGCGCGGAGAAACGCCTGAGATCAGCTATCGCACCCGCGAATCCCGGTTTGGGGGCGGGTACCGGCAAGTGGTCGGTGACGGGCCCAACAACAAGGAAGACAGCTACCCCATTACTGTCACCGGCACGAAGGCCCAAGTCCGCAAAGTCATGGAGTTTTTCGACAGGCACGGCGGGGCTAAGGCTTTTCTGTGGACCACGCCGCTCGGGGATCTTGGCTTATTCACATGCAAAGACCCCAAGCCTACCCCGGTGGGTGGCGGACGTTTCAAAGTGACCGCCACCCTCGAGCGGGCTTTTCACCCATAAGGAACCAGCATGTCACTGATCAAGGACATCCAGACCCTGGAGCCTGGCAACGAGGTGCTGCTGTTCGAACTCGACGGTTCGGACTTCGGCGCCGACACCCTGCGCTTCCATGGCCATGCGATTCCTCATACCCCCGAGGAGCTGCAAGCAGCCGGCGCCAATGCCGACCAACTGCAGGCCAAGTCCATCTGGTGGCAGGGCAACCAGTACAGCGCCTGGCCAGTGCAGATCGAAGGCATCGAGGCGAACTCCGACGGCACTGCGGTGCGGCCGACGTTCAGCGTGGGCAACGTCAATGGCCGGATCACCGCGCTGTGCTTGGCCTTCGACAACTTGCTCGAGTTCAAGCTGACCATACGGCACACCTTCGCCGATTACCTGGACGCTGCGAATTTCCCCGGCGGCAACCCCTCCGCAGATCCGGCAGAGGAGGCAATCGAAGTCTGGTACATCGACCAGAAGGTGTCTGAGAGCGGCACCACTGTAGGCTGGGAGCTTGCAAGCCCCGGCGATGTGGGTGGCGAGACAATTGGCCGACAGATGACGCAGCTCTGTCATTGGGCGATGACGGCCGGATACCGGGGGCCGAACTGCGGCTACACCGGTCCCTACTACGACATGGATGGGAACCCGACCTCGGACCCGGCCAAGGACCAATGCAACGGCTGTCTGGATACCGGGTGCACCGTCCGGCATGGCCAGGGCAACGAACTTCCCTTCGGCGGCTTTCCTGCCGTTTCGCTGATCGCCCGGAGCTGACCATGCGCAAACACATTCTCGCCGCCGTGCAGACGCACGCAGCGGCTGAATACCCGCGTGAGTGCTGCGGGCTGCTGCTGCAGGTTGGCCGACGGCAGGTCTATCACCCATGCTCCAACGCATCTAACGATCCGACTGAGGAATTCCGGATTGCACCAGAGCAGTACGCCGAGGCGGAAGACCTGGGCGAGGTGATTGGAATCGTTCACTCGCATCCCGACGCCACCAGCAGGCCGTCTCCGCGGGACTTGGCCATGTGCGAGGCCACGAGCCTGCCCTGGTACATCTTGTCGTGGCCGGAGGGCGACCTGCGCACGATCACGCCCACCGGCAGCACGCCGCTGCTCGGTCGCCCGTTCGTCCACGGTGCCTGGGACTGCTGGCAGACCTGCGCCGATTGGTACAAGCGAGAATGGGGGCTGGAGTTTCCTGCCTACGCCCGGGAAGAGGGCTGGTGGGAGAATGCTGACGGTCCGAGCTTGTACGAGCAGGCCTATGAAGACGCCGGCTTTTATCAGGTGAGCGAGCCGCAACGGGGTGACTTGGTTGTCATGGCGGTGGGGCGCACTGCTCATCCCAATCATGCGGGCATCTACTTGGGCGCCAATGCCATGCTGCCTGGCGAGGTAGCCCAAATCTTCGGGCCGGGCCCGTTTATGCTGCACCACCTGCTGGGGCGGCCATCGGAAATCATCGTGTTCGGCGGGCCTTGGCTTGATCGGATTCGGCTAGTGCTTCGGCATCAAAGTGCAAAAACAGTCGTCTAACAGAGGGATAGCGCATGGAACTCAAGATCGTAATACTGAGCAATGGATTGAAGGCGTTGGCGGGATTGGGACTGGGATCACGGAATGAACCGGCGCAGAAGACTACTTCGACGCCAGTACGATCATCAGGAAATACGCGATTGCAGCAAAGCGAGGATCTGTGAGTAGTTCCCCTGATCGCCGTTCTGCACGTGGACAGTCTTGGCAGCCTCTAAATCGTCCCAAAGAGCTCGGCGATCAACGTTGTCAAGTTTAGTGATAGCGCTGATGACAGCTGCTAGTGAATTGATTGTGGCGGCTGAGAGAGTGTTAGCCGCATTTTCAAGCGTAGCGATACGCTGATCTATCGTTTGCATTTGACCTCCTAGGTCATCATGCCCCAGTCCATGGGCTTCCGGCAACGGACCGGGGCGGTTCGTTGGGAGGCACAACGCTACTACGACATAGAGGGGCGCGATACTGGCATTGTGTACACGCTGTATAAGTGGTCAGCCATAATTAAAGGGAGTCGTGCCCGGTGATCCGGAATAAAACTATTTTGGTGAGAGGGAGCGCACACTCGGAGAAGCTCAGAGCTTCTGAGCATTGAGAGGTGCGTATGTCCAAAGACAGATATGGCGTAGATAGTGAAAGGCCGATCACCGAGACAGGCGGTAAGGGAACCTCGCCAGAGCGTTCTGACCAGCCGTCAAACCAATCTCGCCCAGAGGATCGCGACGACTATTTCGACAAGCCTCCCTTTCGAAAGGAAAGGGGATCAGGGTCGCCGGATCCATCGAGGACATCCCCTGCGGAGCGTTATAGCTACCACAAGCGACCATTGGAATAATTACTAGCTCTAGAGAGCGTGTTAGGAGCCCAGCCCCGCGCTGGGCTTTTTGCGTCTGCACCGGCCCAGGCTGCGCTGTGGTAGATTCCTCCCATCATCAAGGAGGGATCACATGCGAATTTTGATCGGGGCACTGGGGCTGGCTTTGCTGGCGGGGTGTACAACATCGGTCATTTCAGTACAGCAGGCTCAGCCAGTGCCTAGGGATGAGGTCTATGCTTACCAGGCGAGGTCAGCATCGAGCGATGGTGCGCTCACCGTTGTAAGAGATTCAGGTGTGCTTGGATCCGGTTGCGACATCGTTGTATACATCGAAGGGAAAAAGTCGGCGAAGGTTGGGCCCTCTCAAAAAGCCACGTTCTATTTGCCGCCGGGACAGCCGAACTTGGGAATAGGACTGGCTGGCTCAGGTCTCTGTGCGGGTATGGCCATCCGCTCCATCACTGGCAGCGTTGAGTCGGGCAAGGAGACTATCTACCGGATCAGCGGAGACATGAGTGGTGTCTATATAGGGCCCTACCTCCAATACAACTGACAAACCGCCTCAGGGCGGTTTTTTAATGCCTGGAGAAATTCGATGGCACCTGCACTCAACACTGGTTTGATGACGATAAAGCTGTCCGGTCCGCTTGTTCGGCGGTTTGGTCGGGTGCATCGGCGCGTGATTGACACTGGTACTGTAAAGGAGGTTTTTTCAGCGCTTAGGGCAACCCTCCCAGGTTTCGAGAGCGAGGTGAGGAGGCTTGACTCGCTCGGCATGCGTTTCGCGATCTTTCGTAATGGGAAAAATATTGGGCCTGCAGACTTCGAACGGTCAGGTACCCAGGAGATTCGTATAGTGCCGGTGGTTGGCGGGAGCAAGCGCGGAGGTGTGCTACAGACGATTGTAGGAATCGTCATGATCGTGGCTGGCGCGTTTTTAAGTGCAACGCCATTTGGTGCGCCACTGATCGGGGCAGGCATAGGACTGACCGCTGGCGGCGTCATTCAAATGCTCAGCCCCCAAGCCAAGGGCCTATCCCAAAGTGCGGCGCCGGAAAATCTACCATCGTACGCCTTCGGCAGCGCCAAGAACACCACGGCCAGCGGCAACCCTGTCCCGATCTGCATCGGTGAGCGCCGCTGGGGTGGGGCGATCATATCCGCCTCGATCGAGGCGCAGGACAAGGCATAGCGCCACAAGAATGCACAGACCGCCAGTCGGCGGTTTTTTTTCGCCCGGAGGAAAGCATGGGCCCAGTAGATCACCTGGAAATTGTCGGCGCCAAAGGCGGCGAGAGCCAGCCAAAACAGGCCGTGGAGTCTCCGGACAGCCTGCGTTCCACGAACATCGCCAAGATCCTGCTGGCCGTGGGCGAAGGCGAATTCGATGGGGTGCCCACCGACCGGGACATCTACCTCGACAACACCCCGATCGCTGATGCCAGCGGCAATGTGAACTTCCCAGGTGTGAAGTGGGAGTGGCGCCCGGGTTCCGTTGAGCAGAGTTACATTCAGGGCATCCCGTCGGTGGAGAACGAAATCTCCGTCAACGTTGAACTGCGCAGCGATAACCCGTTCACGCGCGCCCTGAGCAACACCCAGCTCTCGGCCGTTCGCGTGCGCATGTCCTGGCCGCGCCTGGCTAAGCAGGAGAGCAACGGCGACACCAGGGGCTATCGCATCGAGTACGCGATCGATATCGCTACAGACGGTGGCGCTTATGTCGAGGCTCACCTGGGCGCAGTGGATGGCAAGTCCACCAACGGCTACCAGCGTTCGGTACGCGTGAACCTGCCCAAGGCAACCTCCGGGTGGATGTTGCGCCTGCGCCGACTCACGCCGAACGCGAACAGCGGCACCGTGGCTGACACAATGACCGTGGCAGGCTACACCGAGATCATCGACCAGAAGATCCGGTACCCCAACACCGCCTTGCTATACATCGAGTTCGATGCCCAGCAGTTCCAGAACATCCCGGCGGTTACGGTGAAGTGCAAGGCCAAGCGCTGGCCGGTGCCGAGCACCTACGACCCGATCACCCGCACCTACAGCGGTGTGTGGGACGGCACCTTCAAGCTGGCCTGGACCAACAACCCCGCCTTCGTGACCTATGGCCTGTGCGTGGAAGACCGCTTCGGCCTGGGCAAGCGCATCAAGCCTTGGATGGTCGACAAGTGGGAGATGTATCGCATCGCCCAGTACTGCGACCAGCTTGTGCCGAATGGTGTGGGCGGCCAGGAGCCGCGCTTCCTCTGCGACATGAACCTGCAAGGCCGTGCCGAGGCCTGGACGTTGCTGCGCGACCTGTCGGCGATCTATCGAGGCATGGTGTATTGGGCCCACGGTTCGCTGTTCATGCAGGGGGACATGCCGCGTGCGCAGGATATCGACTACGTCTTCACCCGGTCGAACGTGATCGACGGTGAGTTCGTGTATGGCGGCGCCGAGCGCAGCACGCACTACAGCCGGGCCTTGGTCAGCTACGACAACCCGGCTAACAACTACGACACCGACGTCATTCCGGTGACCGACAACGCACTGCAGCGCCGGTACCGGGACCGCCCAATCGAGCTGTCCGCGATTGGCTGCACCCGGGCATCCGAGGCCCAGCGCCGTGGTAAGTGGGCACTGCTGAGCAACAGCCAGGACCGCACCATCACGTTCAAGACCGGCATGGAGGGCCGTATCCCTCTGCCTGGGTTCGTCATCCCAGTGGCGGACGAGTTGGTAGCAGGCCGGCCCAATGGCGGCCGTATTTCCTCGGCTGCTGGTCGCGTTGTGACGCTGGACCGTGACACCCCGATCAAGGCCGGAGACCGGCTGATCGTGAACCTGCCCAACGGTACCGCCCAGGCGCGGACCGTACACTCCGTCGCGGGCCGGGCGGTGACCGTTACCACTGAATACAGCCTGCAGCCTGAGCCTGAGTTGCAGTGGGCGATCGACTACGACGACCTGGCGGTTCAGCTGTTCCGGGTGCTCAAGACCACCCGCACCCAGGAGGGCAACTACGAAATCACTGCGCTCGAGTTCAACCCGAGCAAATTCGCGGCGATCGACACTGGCGCCAAGCTGGACGAGCGTCCGATCAGTGTCATTCCGGTGACCACCGTGCAGCCCCCGGAGAGCGTGTTGCTGTCGTCGAGTCACATGGTCGACCAGGGTATTGCCGTCAACACCATGACGATTGCCTGGCCAACAGTGCAAGGCGCCGTGGCCTATGACGTGGAGTGGCGTAAGGACAACGGCAACTGGGTGAGCATGCAGCGCACCGGCCTGACTTCGGTGGACGTGACCGGCATCTATGCAGGCGCCTATATGGCTCGCGTACGCTCAGTCAGCGCCTTCGACATCACTTCGATCTGGAAGAGCTCGGCGCTCACCCAGCTCAACGGTAAAGAGGGCGTACCCCCTTCGGTCACGTTCCTGCGCACTGAGAGCCTGCTGTTCGGCATCAAAGTTCTGTGTGGCATTCCGCCTGGCGCGGAGGATACCCAGCGCACCGAGCTGTGGTACAGCGAAGGCACCGACCTCGGCGCGGCAACCAAACTTGCCGACTTGGCCTACCCGCAGAGCGAGCACGTCATGCAGGGCCTGCGCGCGGGGCAGCGTTTCTTCTTCTGGGCACGCCTGGTGGACCGGTCCGGCAACGTGGGCCCGTTCTTCCCGGTGGCGCCGGCAGCTATCTCAGGCATGGCGAGTGCCGATGCCGGTCCTATCCTCGAGCAGATCAAGGACCAGATCACCGAGAGCGAGCTGGGCAAGGAACTCACCAGCAAGATCGAAAAGATCGCGCTCATTGACGGCAACGGTCCTGGCTCGGTAAACGAGCGGATCGGCACCGCCAAGACTGAGCTGGCCAAACAGATCAGCGATGTGAACAACGCCCTTGGCACTGTGAAGGGCAACCTCGAGCAGCAAATCACGGCCGTCAGCGCGGACGTTTCCGCTGCCAATACCGAGCTGCAGCAGCAGATCGCGAACGTCTCGGCCCTGGCCGGCTCCCTGCCATACCGCAAGGACAAGGCCTACAGCGTCGGCCAAAGCGCCCTAGGCAGCGATGGCAAGTTGTACCAGGCCCTGAAAGCGGTACCGCTGAACACGCCACCGCCGAACGCCACCTACTGGACCGATGTTGGCCAGGCGGTGGTGACTGCTAACGGCATGGCCGCGCGCGTGTCCAAGGTCGAGACTGATGTATCGACGCTGGATGGCAAGGTCACTGCCCAGGCATCTCAGATCAGCGGGCTGCAATCGAGCCTGACCACCACCAATGGCAACGTCTCGGCTGCCCAGCAGGCTGCTCAGGATGCGGCCACGCTGGCGGGCGGGAAGGGCAAGGTTATCGTTCAATCGGCAGCGCCTGCCGTCGCTGACCGCCTGGCGCAGAACCTGTGGATCGACACCACCAGCAATGCCAACACCCCGAAACGCTGGAGCGGCTCGGCTTGGGTCGCGGTGACGGACAAGGTGGCCACCGATGCAGCAGCAGCTGCCGCTGGCGCACTTGCTCTGGCCCAGACCAAAGCCGATGCCTCGGTAGTCAGCAGCCTGACCACCCGCGTCAGCGATGCAGAGGGCAAACTCTCGTCGCAAGCCACCCGCATGGAAGGCATGCAGACTAGCATCGACGGCAAGGCCAGCTCGCAGGCGCTGCAACAGGTCACTAGCCGCGTAACGGCGACCGAGGACAAGGACAAGGCCCAAGATCAGCTCATCAGCTCGCAAAGCCAGGCGCTCACCTCGCTGACCGACAGCGTGAGCAAGAAGGCCGAAGCCTCCACTGTCACGCAGTTGGCCAATGACGTTAAGACCCAGGGCAATACGCTGTCGGCGCAAGGCTCCTCGCTAACCAAGATCGAGGCGAGCCTGCCGTCTATCAGTGGCGAGAACCTGCTGGCCAACAGCTCGTTCGAGGAGATGATCGCCGATGGCACCCGGCCTCGGCATTGGGCAATATCGGGCGCCGCTGCACGGGCGTTCGTGCCTTCACCTCTGACCAGCAGCCTCAATGCTTTGCGCATCAGCGCAACCGTCGGCGCCGGAAGCTACATCGAGGTGGTGTCGAGTCCGGCCGATGGTCGTGCACGGGTCAAAGTTACGGCCGGGGTGACCTATACGCTGAGCGTCTATGCGCGTGGATCAGGAGCGCCAGGCTTCTTGCGGATGTATCTGCAGTTTCTTGATGCTGCTGGCGCTGTGCTCTCGGCGCCCGCCACCTCTGACAAGCCGGTGCTGGGTGAGAACTTCACTCGTTACACGCTTACGGGCACTGCCCCGGCCAACGCCACACAGGTAAATGTCTACGCCTGTCGTCTATTCAACGACTCGAGCGCCGCCGCTAACATCTGGGCAGAGATCGACAATGCGCAGCTGCAGGAGGGTGGGCTGGCCACGGCCTATCATCCGTCGATCCTGGCAGCGGCCGACGCGTCAGCCGAGGCCGTTACCAGCTTGGGCGCTCGCGTCGAGAAGAACGAGCAGGGGCTCAAATCTACTGGCGAGCAAGTGACCAGACTCACCAGCAGCCTGGTTATCACCGACGGTAACGTCGACAGGGCTCAGAAGGCCGCCCAGGACGCTTATGGGCTTGCCGACGGCAAAGGCAAGGTCATCGTCCAATCCGCAGCGCCCGTTACCACTGATCGCCTTCCACAGAACCTGTGGATTGATACGACGGGCAACGCCAATACCCCTAAACGCTGGACAGGCTCGGCCTGGCTTGCCGTTACGGACAAGGTGGCCACCGATGCGGCTGCAGCTGCACAGAACGCTTTGAATCAGTTGGGCGGCAAGGCTGACGCAAGCGCGCTGGCTAGCCTGGGCAGCACGGTCGAGCAGCACGGTAAGGACATCACCGCCGCTGGACAGTCGATAACCCGAATTGACGCCTCTATCGCCTCGTCGGGCTCGGAAAACCTGCTGTTCAACCCATCGTTCGACAATCCATCTGCCGCCAACGCCAACATAGCCGCAGGCTGGTACTGGCGGTACACGGCTGGGGTGGTGGTGGCGCCTACGCTTCGCAACTCCGACTTGGGGGCAGAGGGCAAATGTCAGCGCCTCGAAGTATCTGGGCTGGCGGCGGGGTCCGGTGCGTCGTATGTGGACTTCGTGCCACTGGCCGACCGCCAGCCCCCTGCGTTTGAAGGGAGGGCGTATACCGCGTCAGTTTATGTGCGTGGTAACACAGGCTTGCTTTTGCAGGTCTATCTACAGTTCAAGGATGCAGCCGGCAATACGCTGAGCACCAACGGACCAACCAACTTGGCGCTCAATCCGGGCTATCAGCGCCCGTTGCTGGTATCGGCACTCGCGCCCACCGGAACCGTACGTGTCGACGTGCTCTACCGGATCCGGTCAAACGCGGGATCGACGCTCACAACGGGCTTCGTTGACTTCGACATGGCGCAGCTAGAGCAGGGTAATACGCTGACCGGCTGGCGCGATAACGGAAAAGCCAATGCTGACAGCATTGCCGCCAACGCACTGGCTACCACAGCGCTCACTGGTCGAGTCGAAAAAAATGAGCAAGGGCTGACCAGCGCCTCAAGCTCAATCGCTCAGCTTGAAAACAGCATTGGCGATGTAGGTGGTGAAAACCTTTTCTACAATCCGGCAATGACCAAATTCGCAGGCTTGAACGGTACGGCTGAGGGCTGGCAGGTCGAAGGTTCTGTGAGTTCAATCGACACGCTCATCCCGTCGTGGCTCAATTCTGGGGAAAAATCACAGAGGATTGAGGTGCCTTCTGGGCTTACAACGTCCGGAACCTCGCCAACCGGCTACAAGTCGTTGCGACCAGCCTCCAGCGGAGCAGTGATAAAGCGTCCAAAGGTCGCAGAGGGGGAGGTGTTTACGGCCTCTGCTTACATGCGCGGTACAGCAGGTTTAGCGTGTCGGATCTATCTGCAGTGGCTGAATGCCTCGGGAGTAGCAATCAGTGCGCCAGCCGGTGCATTGGCGTCGTTGACTCCGTCATCAATGCGTATCGAATACTCTGGGGTAGCTCCTGCCGGGGCGGTTGAGTGCAACGTCTACTACCGCGTGTTCAGCGCAAGCGGCGCGGTCAGCAGCGGTTTCATCGAGATAGCGCGCCCCCAGATGGAGCACGGTGCCCGCGCCACAGGATGGTCGGATAACGGGCAAGTGCTAGGTGCCGATGTTTCGTCCAACAGTAAGGCAATCGACGGTCTCAACTCCAGCGTTGAGCAGCAAGGTGCGGCAATAACGGCAGTAGCCGGCAGAACTACTCAGCTGGAGACCAGCGTCAACAGCCCCGTCAACGGCCTTGCCACCAGAGCATCCGCTTCCGCTGTGGAGGCTATCTCAGGCCGGGTGTCTGCAACGGAAAACAGCCTCACGTCACAATCGGGCCAATTGGTTGATCTACGCAATAACCTTGCGAATGTGACCAGTGGGCTCGGTGCAGCTGGTCTGGATCCTGCACCCGGAGCGCTTTGGCATTTCGATGGGGCCTTGGATGGGTGGTATGGCCAAGGTGCGAGTATCACGCTCGGCGCTGGTTTCGTGACCATCAGTTCTATAGGCAACGACCCGCAACTCATAAGCGCGGCCGGTCTCGCCATTGAGGGCAGTGCGTACACGCGCATTCGTGTCTCGATAACTCGACGTGGCGGCTCGGGATGGGATGGGCAGCTGTTCTACTCGACCAAAGACCATGGTTTTGCTGGCAGCTACCGCAAGGTCATCGCCAATCCAGCGCTGACTGTGGGCGCTAGTACCATCCTTGAATGGGACATGGCAAGCCTGACATCAGGGGGAGTTGACTGGGCCAGCAGTGTTATCGACCGGATCCGTATCGACTTCGGCAGTATGGCGAGCGATGTGTTCGAGGTGGACTGGATTGCGATTGGTCGTGCCGCACCATCAGCTTCTAGCCGTGCGCTGTCGTCACTGGACTCCAAGGTGACACAGCAGGGTAGCAGGATTGAATCTGAGGCAAAGCGAACCGATGGGCTCTACACATCGGTTGGTGACGCGAATGCCGCGATCCAGAACGAAGCTACCGCTCGGGCAAGCGCTGTCACTGCAATGGGCAAGCGAGTCGATGGTGTCCAGAGCAGCTTGGGTAGCACCAATGCCGCCGTACAGCAGATCAGTACCGCCCAAGCCAACCTGGATGGGAAGGTCAACGCTACTTGGTCGGTCAAGCTGGGGCTTACCTCGGGAGGAAGCTACTACGCCGCCGGCTTCGGCCTGGGCCTTGAGAACCAAGGCGGGACGTTCCAATCCAGCTTCGTCGTGCTGGCAAACCGCTTCTCGGTGCTGAATCCCGTCGGAGAGGGGCTGGTGAACATCTTCACGGCGGAAAACGGTCAGGTGGTTATGAATGACGCCCTGATTTCAAAGCTCACCGTGCAGCGGGCAATTGTTGGTAGCTCAATCAACTCGTCCGAACTGGCCAACGATGGCACACCGATCATGCGAATGGACTTCGCCTCGGGCACGCTGATCCTGCTTAACAAGGCCGCAACGGCATACACCGTTTACAACAGGAGGGGTATCGACATGGTCATCAACGGTGTCCGTCGTATCCGCATGGGCGAGTGGGATTGAATCATGCCCAGTGGACTGGAGATTTACGGCTCTGACGGCCGACTGCTCGTCAACATGACGATGTCGATCAGTCAGCACCAAGGGGATGTTGTCACCAATGCAACGGGCGGGGCGATAACCCTGCCCGGTATTCCAGCGGGCAAGCGGCGGTTCTATATCGTCGTGCCACTGGTCGATACGCAGCAATGGAAGGGCAAGAAACCGGGCGTGACAATCTCAGGCAATACGCTGACCTGGCAATACCAGCATTCAACTTGGTTTGGTCAGTTCAGCGCCAATTGCAGAATCTACTACGGCTATTATTAGGAGGTGAAATGCCTGTCGGATTCCAGGCTTTCAAAGAAGACGGCACGCTCCTTTTTGATATCGACCGAATTTCCTACGGCTTGTTGAAAAGTGGATATTTGGACTTGGTGGACAGGTGGGGGCGTTATACTCTGCGGTCTCTCAACCTGCCGCCAAATGAAGAAGGTAGTTATTCATACACGCGCTTGATTGATCCCATATGCGGAATCACCGTCACTGGTGCTGTCTCGCCGATCGTTTTCCTTGTCGGCGATGGCAAGCCCTGTGGTGAATCGGTTAGCGGCAATGTCCGAACGCTGTACTTCAAAGGCTGCAGCCCGAATACCAAGGCCTATATCTTCGACCTGATGCGCGACGTGGGCGAGAGGACGGGCATGGAGTGCTATGACGCTGCAGGTCGTATCAGTTTTACAACCGGAATGCCGCCGCTAAATATCATCGCGGCTGTGGATCCTCCTCCAATTAACGCACCGGCCTATCCCGGCTCAGACCTGCGATTCACTCCCTATTCGGGTGGCGGCAACGAGGCTTCAGGTAGGGAATGGGCAAACACTGACTACCCACAGCCTAAAGGAGCTGTGTTTGTTCCAGTAGCGTCTGGTGAGCTTGCAGCCTACCTGACGTTCTCCAGGATCTGCATGCTGGCTGAAGGATACACATTAGGAGAAGGCGCAAGCGTTAGCGCGAACGAGGGATGTGGCGGCGCCTCTGGTGGCGTCAGATTTTTCTTCAGCCCTGCCGTTGCAACTATCTCCCAACACAGCGGTGCACGAGATACAACTTGGTCAGATATTCCGACTGACCGCCAACCTCAAGCGCTCGTTATTCGAGCGAGCGACTACCCATTCCCATTTAGATAACCAAAGAGGAAACATCCATGCCCTATGTAGCTATCAACCTGGCCAACGACTATGACGCAGCCAACAAAACCCGCTATGCCACTCAGGAAGAGGCCGACGCCCGCGCTCGCGAGATCCTGAATCAGTTCCCGACCGCGCAAGTTTGCGTGGCCCAGGTGCTGAAGGACTACAGCGCCAAGGTCTCCATCACTGCCAAGGAGCCAGCAGCAGCGCCAGAGCCGGAAGCCCCAGCCGCTTAACCGGCCTCTTTCAACTCCAGCCCGCCCAGCGCGGGCTTTTTTTCGCCTGGAGAAATCTATGACTACACCCCGCGGTGTCCGCAATAACAACCCAGGGAACATCGATTACAACCCGCGCAATGCCTGGCAGGGGCAGCTGGGCCTGGAGATAGGTGTGGCCAAGCCACGCTTTGCACGCTTTGACCATCCAGAAAACGGCATCCGCGCCTTGGGCAAGCTGCTGCTCAACTACCGGGGCAAGGATGGGATGCCCGGCGTTGGCCGGCCTGGTATCGACACCCCGCTGGAGTTCATCAACCGGTGGGCGCCGGCGAGCGAGAACGACACCAATGCCTATGCGCAGGCCATCGCCAAGCGCCTGGGCGTCGGCGTACGCGACTCAATCGACATCTCCAGACCGCAGATCCTGCGTGAACTGGTGGTCGGCATCATCTTGCACGAAAACGGTACCAATCCGTATCCGTCCGCGCTGATTGATGAGGGGATCAGGCGGGCCCTGGCATGAGCCCCTGGGTTGGCTTGTCGATTGCCGTGGTCCTGGTGGTCAGCCACTGGGGCGCCTACGAGCACGGCCGGAGTGTCGAGCAGGCCAAGGCCGGCCAAGTCTCGGCCCAGCGCGATAGCGGCGACCGTCTTGCCGAGGTGCTCGGTGAGCGTGGCGCCCGTCAGCAGGAACATCAAAGCGCCCAGGCGCAGGAGGAGGCGAGAGCCCATGGTCATGAAGAAAGATCGATTGCGAGTGCTGGTGCTGCTGGTGCCGATGCTGCTGGCCAGCGGCTGCGCGACGACGGCGCCAACTTCGCTGCCGCCGTCAGTTGCCCCGGCACGGATACCGCCGCTGTCGCCCGAGGCCAGGCAGCCACCCGCGCCGCCATGGTGCTCTCCGACCTGCTCACACGGGCTGATGCGCGAGCGGGAGAGCTGGCGAAAGCTTATGACCAAGCCCGAATAGCGGGAGAGCAGTGCCAGAGTGAATATCAAGCACTTGAAGCGTACTAGCTAGATACGCCTAAACTGATCACTGGTCCGAAGAAAAGAATTGCACATCTTCATAGAAGCATGTGTAGCTAATCTCTAGCTTTAACCTTGTCATTATGTAGTCTCGAAAATCTCCTATTTGCTTATCGTCGAACTCTACCTTGAATAGCTGGACGGAGCCGCTAGTTGGTAATACATAAGGTGGATGGAAAAATTCTGTATAGAATAGCTCGCAATGTGGAATTGATTTGAAGGCTGATTCTATAAGCGCTGTTCCTTGGCCCGCCTGAGGGACGCCGTCTAAATATAAGGTTGACTTAGTGATTTTTGCCGGGCCAAACCCAGTGTTTTTTAAGACTGCAGAGAAGTTACTGCCGTCCTGGCTTACGTCGATAGCTAAGTTTGGTTTGACTGACAGCTTATTGTGACTTCTGGTCATGCTCGTTTGCCAGGTGGCAACTATAAGTGCGCCAATTGACACGGCGAGCGATGTGATTGCGATCCAGGTGGCTGTGCTATCCGAAGCGGAATCTATTAGGAAGTAATTAATTTCTGTTAACATTTATGCGTTCTCTTTTTAAGAATCCTATCCAAACTGTTGGAAAAAGTGAAGGTAGGTTATGCGTCATGGCCTGTACACGGCGGCTCATCCCTGATTGACTTGGGGCTTGGTTAACGTGGGCATGTGCTCCAACGTCTGTTGGTGGCTGCCCTGCAGAAGCGTCACTGGACCTATACTTGCGCATCAACAAGGGATTAGCTGATGGACGAAGATGATTTTGCCAAGGCTGTTGAGGCAGGCGAACCGCTGATCGAGCAGTCGATGGAAGCTCTCAAGCGGTACTGGGAAGCCAGGGACTTTGGCGCGCCAGCCGAGGAGGTAGAGCGTCTGCGGCTCCATTCCGAGTCCTTGGCCCAGGCGGTTTCAGACTACCAGCTTCGCACCGTCGCCAAGCTGATGGGCAGCAAACTGCCCCCTACGCACTAGCGCATCCCGCTTGTCGGCAGTTGCCGGCCCTATTGCAGGCCACTACCATACTGTTCATCTATACAGTATGGAGGCCCCGCCAATGAACACCGCTCTTGACTTCGAAATCGACGACATGCCCCAGCTCAGCCTGGACGATCTGATGCAGGTGCGTGCGCCCTGGACCTACCTGGTCAAGATCGAAGGCGAGAGCATGCAGGGTATTGGGATGTATTCCGGCGACCTACTGGTCGTTGATCGAAGCGTCGAGGCCAAGCACGGCGACATCGTGATCGCGGCGGTGAACGGCGAACCGGTCTGCAAGCGCATGTGCCATGAGCACGGTGTGCTGGTCCTGCGGTCGGAGAACCCAAAGTTCCCTTCGCGGTACATCATGGAGGGCGATACATTCGAGGTTTGGGGTGTGGTCCGGTTCAGCGTACGGGATCATTCGCCTAACTGA